CCCAATGGCGTTTTAGTGCCAAAAGATTTCCCCAAACCTCAAACAATAGATCAGCCGCCTTTTGACGTTCCTTTGGGGAGCCGTTAAATTCTCCCTCTAGCGTAGCTTTATCAAGTTTATTTGCTAGGAAATTAATCTTTTGAATTAAGAACAACTCAATAGAAACGGGTTTTTTTTCAATCTCAGAACGAGCTTGCAACAGGAATGTTTCTGCTACCGCTTCACTCAAGTTGTTAACTTGAAAACCTACCTCGTTTAATGACTTATCTAATAGCTCATTTCGTGCCATTTCTAAGTCAGGGGATGGTTGAAATTCTCCAGAATTATCATTAGCTTCGGTCGAGGTTTCCCCTGTTGGTTCTACCGTCATTTGCTGAACTTCGGCACTTTCAGCTACGGGAACGTTAGGAGCAAACTTCTTGATAATTCCTGATTTATTCCCGACTAAGGTAATAAAGCTACAAACTGCAATAACTGTTAGTAAAACCGCTACTCGTTTTCGTGTTTTATTAGGCTTTCTAGGTTCCCTCTGAGTGGCTTCTGAATCCCCACTAAAAGCTGGTAAGTCATCACTAGGCTGTAAACTGTCTAACATCTATATCAATCTCCCTGTGCATGGTGTGAGGTTTTGGTTTTCTGGGTGTTAGTGTTTGGAGTGGTGTTTTCGGGCGAAAGTACCTTTCCATAGAGTTCAAGGGCTTCAAAGTATTCAGGACTCCCAGGCTGAAGGCAATTCAGGTGATTCTCGGTTGCTCTTTGGATCAGTTCACCCAACACAAGGTTAAAGTCTGGTTTTGTGTCTGATCTGTTGGGGCTTGTTTCCTTGTTTGATTGGGTGTTATTGCGGGTTGTGATAGCCAAGAGTGCAGTAGTTGTGGAACTAGCTACTAATCCGATAAACCCCCCATATTGCATCATTCTAACCTCTGATATTTCCGGTTCTAATGTTAGGGATAACAGGACTGAACTAATGCCACCAATCACGGTTCCAACCATGATCGCCTTAACGGGTTCTGGGATTTTCATATTGATAGTTTTGGGACTGTTCCCTGATTCGACTAAAAACTACTTGATTGCTAAATATTAAAAACCCAATAAAGAATGCTGTTAAATAATAAATAGTATTCATTAGAAACAACCTCCCATTAAAAAGGGCATGACGTTATGTGAGCAGTAAACTCCAAATAGATTAACCAAGTCGATAACGATTCCCACTTAAAACCCTCCCATTAATAATTCTAATTGTTGACTGATTTCCTTGGGTTGAGGGATTTTTAGGATAACTTCTATTCTCTCAACCCGTGTTTCTAGTTCGTTTATTCTCCGAAAAAACTTCTGACAACTAACTGGGATTTTTTGGACTTTCCCACAGCTTCGTTAAGTTGCTGTTCTAAAGCCTCAATTGAGATTTCTTGATCAAAGTCTAAGAGGTTTTCCAACTCACACCCGGACGCTTGATCAATTGCATTCTTATACTCAGGAATCCCAACCAATAAAGCCTTAGCAGACTCGATTTCATCGTCTGCAATTTCATTTAAGAAAGCCAATTGTTTTGCTTTTTTAAATAGTTTAGCATCTTCCCGCCCGGAGTTTTGACCCGCAACAATAACGGCTTTAGTGTTAACGATCGCGTTATCTTTAGCTTTCTTTTGGGTCTTAACAACTGCATCATTGAGTTGATCTGTTGTACTCCCTTTGGTGATAGCTGATTTAGGCTGTTTCGGTTGTTCCGTCTGGGTTTGGGGTTTCCGTGAGTTCTGATATAACTCGGTAAGTTCCTGTTCCGTTGTGTTGTCGGTAGCTTGAGATTCTTGATAGGACATCGACTTTAAACTCCTTAAATAGTTGTGTTGTGTTTAGCATTAACATCTTCTGGAAAACTTCTATCTCGATAGATAAACCGTTGTTTAAACAGTGGTGATAGAGGCTTTGGAACTGATAGTAGGTATGGTGTGGGTATTTGGAACTAACAAAAATATGTAGGAGGTATAAAACGTTTAATTCTGCCCATCCTACAGGTTTTCTTTTAATCCCCAATATCCCTTTGCGTTCGGCAATAGTCTGGTGAGAAACTTTAAAGATTAACTGGATTTCCTCTGAGGAAAAAGGCTGTAAAGCGTCTTCGTCTTTGAGGTGTATCATCTTTCGGGTTCCCCCTTTCCTTGTCTCAAAATTAGCCATTCATGGTTTAGTACACCTCTCCTTCTTAGATTGACTCAGGCTTGATTTAACCTGATGTACCAATAATAAACCCACCGCAAAGGGTGGGCATAGGGGAAAATACATCTGGGGTGGAATTTGCCACTACTGATTATTCTTTTCTTGCCATTCCATAACATAAAGCGTGTGTTTGCAAAATCGTTTCAATACATCTCGGTCAACCCATAAGTCCACAAAGGTATTATCTTGATTAATCGTTGTAATACAGTATTGACCATTAACCTTTTGCCCTAATTTTATTTCCCCTTTTAGGTGATGGACTTCTTGAGAGTGTGAATAATTGTCCATTATATTTTTCCCTCTGATTGTGCTAACAAACCTAAGTGGCGACGAAATTGAACGTATTGGGGTTTAGGGTCGTAGCCTTTGCGACGGTGATTTTTTACCGTGTCAGGGTCGGCTCCTGTTAACAATGAAATTTGGTTGATGGATTTTCCGGTAAGTAAACGAAATTCATCTACAGATAGTTCTTTTTGTGCAAACATTGTAATAGCCTCAACTGGGTTAAAGAATGGGTTGGGGTGGGGCTGATCGGCTGATATCCGGTCAGCCCCTTTCAGTATTTGTGTTAATGTTATGCTGATTATATGCTAAACGACATAAAAAAACAATGGACAAAAGGTATAGAATTACGATTAAGATCCCTGCGTGGCATAATAAGCGATTAAGGGAATGGGCAGCACTCAAGGGTGTAGCACCCACAACCTTGGCGGGTAACGTATTACAGGCTCGAATAGAAGCAAACGACCAACAAATTGTGGCGATGTTAAAGTCTCGGTCTGAGGATGAAGGATTAACTATTGAGGAATTTATTAAAAAGATTGTCGATGATTCAGATGACGATCAAGAAAAGCCCACTAGGTAGAGTGAGCTTCTTTGGGAGTTATAGAGATTAATGCCTAAATCTCGTCCCACCCGTCAACGCCGGAGGACATCACATAACTTGTCACGGTCGCCTCAAAGAAGTTAGCTTTGGTGTGTCCTTCTTTTTTAGTATCAGAGAAGCGTTCTAAATGGGTATAGGGACTTTTACTGTACTTTTTATCGGGATAAAGGGGCTCTAAACCGATAGAACGTAACCGAATATTGGCTAGATATTTGGTGTATTGTTCCGTACTATATTCCGTGATTCCTAAAATATTATTTCCCACAATATGATTAGTCCATTTACACTCATGCTCGACAGCCGTGCCAAACATTTCGTAAATCTGGTCAACGGAATGAGGAAACAATTGCATAGCTTCAGGAATCAATTTCTGGAATAACCGAACATGACTTAATTCGTCACGGTTAATCATTTTGAAGATATCAGCAGATCCCGGCATTAATTGACGGGAAGCGAAATTGTAGTAAGCGATAAAACCATTGTAGAAGTAAATCCCCTCTAACATATAATCGGCTAACAAAGCGACAAAATAATTCTCTGGCGTGGAATTATCCATGAAGTTCTGATAAATTCCTGCAATAAATTCACAGCGATCGCGTAAGACTTCATCTGTTCTCCAAAACTCATAAACAGATGTTCTTCGATCCGATGGAATAATCGTTTCGATCATGTACGAATAGGACTGGGAGTGTAACGCCTCCTGGGAGTTTTGCTCTGCCATGCACAGGCTGATTTCTGGGGCTGTGACGCAACTTTTAAGGTGGGGAATATTACAGGTTTGAATGGAATCCAAGAACGTTAAATAGCTTAAAATCCCATCATAAACATTGCGTTCATTAAGAGTTAGGTTCGCGTAATCTGTCACGTCCTGGGTAATATCCAATCGCTCGGCGACCCAGAAGTTCTCTCTCATTTGCTTATATAAACCAACCGCCCAAGAATAGCGGACATCATTCAATTGCATTAAGTTTGTGGTTTCCCCAAACCAAATCGTTCTGTGGGCAACATCGTCGTTTCCGTTTGGATTAAAAATCGGGTTAGCGGACATTAATTGAGTCATTTTGTTGATCTCTTTGATGTGGGCAAATAATATGGGTGTAGCCGTTTAACACGACCTTGTTTGACCCCCAAGGGACGAGCCAAACCTGTCTTGCATTCTTCAAATCCGGTCTAATATTTCCCAAGATCCCTCCGCAGTTTAGGCAATAATTAAAAGGATTCCGTGTTAGAAAATCCTTGGTTAGATATGGGTGACTATATCTTTTGTTTGCCATTGTTTTCTCTATCTAAGTCCTCCCCAGATGAGGAGGATTGTATCTATATTTTGGCTTTACTTCCGAAGATTGACTGGCATTAGAAGAAATGTCATCTTAATTCCCCCTAATGGCGAGATGATAATTGGTGCGATGGTAGACTCTTGGATCTTTATTTGGACTTCACTGGTTTCCATTTCTTCCAAGCCCTCAATGATATAAGCGCAGTTGAAAGCGACTGTAATTGGCTCTTTAACTGCGTTTATCGTGGCAAAGGATTCTTTATCATCCCCGTCATCGTTTTCGTCGTCATCGGATGCAATAGGCTCCTTGACTGATATTTGTGCAGGGATATACTCCTCTGCTTTGCCTACGTCGGCGGCTTCTACCGATAGTTTAATTTGCTGTGCTTCGGCATCAAAGTCGCAACACACGATGTGATTTTTCTGTTTTGCAATTATCTCCATCCGTTCCAGGGAACCAATAAAGGTTCGCCGATCAACCGTTACCAAAGTGGCGTGGTTTTTAGGGATTAGCTGTTCGTAAGCGGGGAAAGCCCCGTCTAATTTCCGGCATTGGACTTGCTGATTCTTATAGGAAAAAATAATAATCCGGTCATCAAATCCAACCAAAACGGGAGTATCATCATCCCTTTTCTCTTTGAATTTTGTGATCATCTTTTTAACCTCTCGGAAAGCCCGACCAGGAATGATAATCTCCTGAATTTCCGATTCATCCCCTTCAAAATCCTCGTTTTCGACTTCAATTACCATCAACAAGTGTCCGTTTGTTGCTGCAAACTTGATTCCCTTATCTGAGAACTTTAGATCAACCCCACACAACACCTGTTTTGTATCATCAGTAGACACGGTGGAGATTGTTTTACTTCCTTGAAGAAGATTCTCTACCGAAATCTCAAGGCTATTGTTAGCTTCAAGCAAGGGGATTTCGGGGTATTCTTCTGTGCTTAATCCCCGCAAGTTGTATTTGCCACTGGAAATTATCTTAACGTCATTTGTCTCGTTGTCCACTTCAAGTGTTAGCTCTCCGTTGGGGAGGTGTTTGATTGTCTCCGTGAACAACTTGGCAGGAATCGTAACACTGCCACATCTGTCAACATTTGCTTCTACCGTGGCTTTAATAGCCATTGAGAGGTCAAACCCCGTAACCTCTAAATTGCTATCACCCGCTTCAATTTTGAAGTTAGCCAGGATGGGATGATTAGGCTTTTGAGGAATCGCCTTGTTTGCCCAATCAAGGGCATCGGACAAGGCTTTTGTATCTACAGTCAATTTCATTGGTTTAGTGAATTTGTAGGTTGAATCAAACCGAGATTTATTTATCCCGGTTTGATTTAGTTGATTAGTTTCAATTCCTGATAGGTATCAATAGAAATCGTTAGAAAGGCAGAGGATCGTATTGACCACCTTCTGTCTTATCTGGCTCTGCCGATTTCATTCCTTTCTCTTTAGGACGGGAAGTTTCTGTAGAATCCACGGCCGCCCCAGGGAGTTCTTTTGCCACAAACCCCTGCTTAAACATATTTGAGGTGTGGGGTGCGCGATTGCGAAACACTGCATCGCAAGTGAGTTTCCCGTTCTTGGATTCGCGGATATTTGCGATCGTTAAAGTCACCGGGCGACCACCTGCCAAGCAACTCGAGAAGCTGTTGAACGAGGATTTAAGCTGCTTCTTCATGCCGAAGTTGGCATATAAAGCCTTTCCACCGTCGAGGGCAACAAAATACCCTGTACCATATTCAGGGTGTTCTTTTTGATCAATCCCAGTCACCAAGTATTCCCCCTCTGGCAGTTCGGTGGGTTTTACCACCTGGTAGTTTCCCCCTTTGGCTTCCCGAAGGTAGCCAGCGATCGCCCCACCGGCTCGCGCACGGTGCTTAAGGGAATCCCCGTTCACCGTCTCATCTTTACCAAAGACACGGAGGGAGAAAATCAAGCCTCCTTTTGGTGCGACAAAATCAATCCGAGGGACTTTGTACTCTTTGTCCCCGTACTTAACCGAGTAGCTTTCGATTTCCCCTTGCATTTCACCGCAAGTGAAAGTGCGTCCGTTTTGAGTCACGGGGAATAGATTCGATCCCGCACGAATAACCAACCCTTCGCCACCTTCTGAAGCGAACATCGCAGGGGTGTAGATTCGGTCTACCATACCTGATTCAGTTGCCTTGACGGAGATAACATCTTTGAGATCTAAATCTTTCCCATCGGCTAAACACGTTAGGCAAGTTAAGAATAAAGCCTCATCGTCTTGGAAATCTTCGTCGGAGAGGTCTTCCAGACCGATTTTGTTGTAGCCAGGAACATAATCCTTGGCGTAGAGGACTCCAAACTTGTCGTCATCGTCGAAGTTAACAACAATAACTTCGGGCATTGAATTACTTGTCATATTTTTTTACAGAATGTTTACGTTGATTGGGAGATTACGCCTCCCCACTGCCTCACTATCGCACCGTGAAGCCGTGGGGGAACACAAGCCTATAAATTTAGATGCAATTGGATTGCTGTTTGCTTAATAGACAGCGCACCTTTTTTATTCAGTTTTGCAATTTCAGAAAGGGTTTCTTCCTCACTGAAATTTATTATCTTTGTTTTCTCTTCGTCGATTGAGACAGCGCAACTCAGAGAGTTGGCAAGCGCCCTGATGTCCACATTCGTAGCCCCATCAAACTTAATCAGAAGCATCAGATAAACATAGGCTGTTTTAGGCAGGATGCCACAAGCCAGCCATGATTTCAAGTCCTCTATAGAGATTGAAATACTGTCTTTTTCCTCTTTTTTTAAAGGCGTTGGAAGGAGGTCTACCACTCCTATCTCCACTTCCTCAAAATCTTCTTCCGACTCAAACGTCTTTGGCTGCTGTGCGATCATAATTTTGTTATCCAGTGCTTATTACCAATTTACTACTTGCAGTAATAAAAGTCAAGCGGCTAGGAAAACTTTTTATTGTCTCCGCCAGGGAAAACAGCCTGGATATCCGAATCCAGTAGGGATAATAACGTTTCTAGCTTCGCGCGTCGGATTGTTTTTGCCCTCCCGTCCTCAACCTTTTGGATATAAGCCTCGGATAACCTTTGGTCGCAATCTTGGGTAAGTCTTGCCAAGCAGCCACGAGAATACCGTTTATTGTTCCGCAGCTTCTTCAGCCTCTCTCCTGCTTGCTTATCCCAGGATATTGAGGCAACGCGATCGTAAGGAACACTAGGAATCATAAAACATCCTCTTGACTTGTGAATAAAAATCTATTACTCTCAGTGATAGATTCATTAAACCACCATAGCATAAAAAAGGAGGGAATTTGACCTATCCCGCAGAGACAAAACAGAAAGCCCTAGAGCTTTTGAAAAAAGGGGTGAAGCAAAACAAAATAGCAATGGAACTAAATATCCCAGAAGACACGGTTTCCCGATGGAAAAAGGATTCGCTATTAATTAATAGCGAATCCTATCAAGACTGGGTATATTCCTTGCCTCTAAGAAGTATCAGAGGGTTTTTACCAAGTAAAAACCGAAAGTTCTTCGGCCAACTTTATCGCCAATATCAGGATAAAAGTATCGCTCTTAGATACGCTCAGGTGATTCTACTCGCTCCTGGGATGCAAAATAAACTCACTGGAATATAGATATGTACACTTGCGGTGAATTATTCATGGGCGGTGGTGGGGCTGGCAAAGGATTAGAGGCCGCAGGGTTTAAGTCTTTATGGGGAATTGAAAGAGATCCTAAAATTGCAGAAGTAGCGCGATTAAATTTCCCTAATACCAAGATAGTTAATCAATGTGTCGGGTCAGCTAGTCCTCGCCATTTAGAACCTGTTGATCTGCTTTGGATGAGTCCCCCATGCCAACAATACAGCAACGCACGGCGGGGTGATATTCCTGACCACAAAGATAAAGATGCGGGGCTTTATTGTTGTGATTATATTGCCTCATTATCCCCTCGATGGGTGATTCTCGAAAACGTCCCAGGATATTCAAAATCACCAACTTTTGAGAAAATCCTACAATCATTGATCCGTAACGGATATCGCTATCATTGGTTAATTTTAGACGCGGCGGATCACGGGGTTCCCCAAAACCGGAAACGGTTGATTATGTGGGCAGTTAAAAATTCAGAACCCCTCCCTTATTTTCCTGAATCAAAACCTAAAAAGGGATGGTATCAAGCCATTAGTGATTTAATCCCAGAAATGCAGGATTGTGAGCTTGCGGACTGGCAGATTAAGCGATTGAATGAATTGGGATATTTGCCAGAAAAAGCCTTGATTGATATTGGTAAACAACTCATTAGACAGGCTACAGTTCGGGAGTCAAACGATCCAAGTTTTACTATCGTAGGGGGTCACTGTAATTCCCATTCTCCCATCCTATTAATCCCCCGTGCGGGAGCCTGTATTAAGAACATTTTACCGACTCCACAAAACAAGCCTTGTCCAACAATTCGAGCTATGGCGGGTGTTTCGACCCATTGGGCGGACATCGTACAGGGAAGTCAAATCAAACGGATTAGTCAAAAAGCGACGGCACGGCTGCAAACTTTTCCCGATGATTACAAATTCCCAGAATCCAAATCTTTAAGTCAACAAATAATCGGAAATGCCGTGCCGCCGTTGTTGGCGAAAGAGTTAGGTCTGGCAATCTTAAAATCAATTAATCTTTATGAAGACAACTAAAAAAGGATTTCAACCCGCCCAAAAAATTCATGCCAACGACCTCCACACATTCTCTTGTGAGTGTCTCTGGTATGATGTAGAAACCGACGAGGAACTTCTATCTGAATTATGGACAATTAAACTCGATAAAAGGCGATTCAGAACCGATGTCAGGCAGGCTATTGTCACAGGACTTATCTATTGTTTTCTCGAAACACCGGAAGCAATAGAGCGACGTATTAACAGGGTGTTTTTTTGGAATAATAAATCCCGTGCTTTCGAGCCATTAGGGGCGGTGTCTGACGCTCCGATGACCGGATCTAGTCCAGTTGATTTTGAAGCCGATCCGGTGGTGGCTTTTGAGAGATTAAAAGCCCTTTGTGTCGAGATTGAGATTATCAAGATATAGTGATCTCGTCACCCTTCATTATTAATCCAATACCTTATCAATTCCGAGAGGGATAGATTTCTTGAGGATGCGATCGCCTCTATCCTCTCCCTCTCAACTTCTGAAAGCCTCACCCTGACAACGGTTGGGCGGTTAAAAAGTTTTTTTGATTTAGGGGTTGACATATTTTGATTTTGTAGCTACAATATTTAATATAGAACACAAAGCAGGGACGCCGCCGTCAAATCGGGCGTAAAATATGAAAAACTCCACAATCTCTACTAAAAACCAAATCCAAAAACGGATTGATCAATTAAATAGCTTGATAGTCAAGTTTGCCCGCGTCCGAAGCCTAATTCGGAAGTGGGCTTTTGAATTGACTCAACTTGAGGGTCGGCTGGAATCCTTGAAAGCGGTGGAGATTGTGGAGAAACCAATACAGTTAACAATTTGGGACGCACCAATGGAAATAGAAGGGACAAAACAAAACCCAATAAATATCTTCTTCAAAGAGGATGACGAACTTTTGAGTCTCCATCCTCGTGAGGGATCGAAATTATGTAGCTCATGGCATTTAGCTTGCGGGGACTGGATAGACGAATCGGGGACTGAGTATGACGGTCGAGATAAACCTATTTATGAAGGTATGGAACTTAAATGGCTCCAGCTTCGAGATGGGCGTTATCAACTAGATCCGGATCTGATTCTTTTGGAAAAAGGGTGGGAATGGGATTCTCAGCAAGGGGAGCCAGTCAAAATCAAACGTTAGTCTTTAGGCTGGGCGCGACGCCTTAAATCCGCGCAAAAGTTGATGATATAAGGACAAAACAATGGCACTAAAATTTGCGGTGAAGCTATGGAATCGTTACAACGATCAAGTCACAGAAGGTTTGTATGCAGGAGGTACGGGCGCGGACTTTATTGCCGTCCATCCTGATGACGAATTTATCACATACAAAGATAACGAAGTTGCGGCGAGAGATGCCCTGTCATTGACTCGTAAGGGATGGAAAGCGCAAGTTGTGGAAGTAGAAACTTTATGAATGAGAAACTACTACACGCTCGATTTTTTCAGTCTAAAGGAAAAGCAGACAATAAAGTATCGTATGACCCCCACGGGTTCGGGCTAGAGGTTATTCAAATTATGGCGGAATATGCAGATACTTGGTTTCCGACTAATTGTATCGCCTACCATCATAAAGCCAAGAGTGATATTGGGCATCAGGTTCATGTCGCTGCTACTTCTGAACAGTGGGAAGCTGCGAAACAATATTGGGAATCAGGGGCTTTTGATTGATCAACAATTGGGATCTCAAGTTCCCAAACTCCCAAAAGTCCTACTATATAAGGGTAAAAGCCGGATTCTGTAAGGGATTCGGCTTTTTTAGATCCACGATCCACCGCCCGTCGTTGCCAGAATTATTTACCATCTGGAAATAAATCTGTTATAACTGGTGGATAGTTATATAGGATCATTCTTATGACACGACCCCGAGAAAACAGGCAAGGAATCAAGGCCAAGCTCAAGCCAGAAGACAGGGAGAAGTTGAAAACCCTCGTCATCGGTATGGGTTATCGGTATTGGAGACGGGAATCAGCAGAACCCGCATGGACTGAATTTTTGGAGGCGATCGCAACGGGCGACATAATTCTTTACAAAAAAGTTGAGTGAGGGTTGATATTTTAGGATAACTGGAGTAGAGTTATAAATATAAGGATACAGAGGGCAAGTGGAAATATGACAACTCAATTGGATTTATTTGGTGATCATGTTGATACTCAAGCTAAAGATCCTATTTGGATTTTAAAGAATAGACCCGCACCCGATCCAAACTCTCCTATTATAGTTTCCTATGGTGGGGGAACCAATAGCACCGCCATGTTAATTGCAATGGTGTTGAAAGGGATTAAACCCGATTTAATCTTGTTTGCTGACACGGGGGGGGAACTCCCTGAAACCTACGACTGGGTAAACACTTTTTCTGATTGGTTAAAATCCAATAGCTTTCCAGAAGTAACCAAAGTTCGGAAGCAAAAAACCGAGCCAACCCGAGCGAGAAAATCAATAATTGTAAACTGGAAGATGAGTTACAAATCCCTCGAATGGTTTCTCTTGTCTATATATCTGGGTTTGCTATCAAATGGCAGTCAGTATTTTGAATATTCCAGCCTTTATGAGAAATGCTTGACATTGAAAACACTCCCATCTCGGACATTTAACAGGGGTGAATGTTCAATTACATGGAAAATAGAACCACAAAATCTTTATGTTGGTAATCATTATACCGATATTATTGGTGAGACAAAAATCAGAAAATTCATAGGATATCATTATAACGAGGTTTCTCGACTACTTAATAGCAAAAAGAATCCGTATGATGATGATATCTACAGATACGAATATCCTTTAATAGATTGGGAGATTACTCAAGAAAATTGTATTGCCTTGATTAAAACTATTAACCTAGGAGTGCCACCTAAGTCAAGTTGTTTTTTTTGCCCAAACCGCAAAATAAAGGAAGTTCAGGATCTAAAACAAAACCATCCTGAACTATATGATGCAGCTTGTTTTATGGAGGAGAATTTTAACAAAAAGGAAAATCAATTTGTTGGTTTGGGTCGTCACTGGAGATGGTCTGATATTGACGATTTAACTACCTTAGAACAATTAATTATTGACAACAAACAGGCATCAAGAAAATGTGCCTGTATTGACTGATTAACACAAAAACAACTCAACCTACAGCTAAGCTCTCAATTTCCAAAACCTGACTTACCACCTTGTTAAACACCAACTCAGATGACTGATTGGAATTAACAAGGTGGTATTTGTATCTTTTGGCAATGTCCAAATATCCCCATCGCACCCTCTCCAAAAACAAGATATTTCTTTCAATTGCATCAAGGGGTCTATTCTCTAATCTCGCCACCACCGCCCGAATTTGTAGATCGAAAATAATCACCATATCGGGTGTTGGTCACCCCATGACGACTTCATTAGCTTTGATAAGGATATTAGGACATCGGTAAAAACATTGCCCTTGTTTTTGCTTGCATCAATGATTTGATAATTAAACCGATGGGCGAGAGCCAAGTACCCGAACCGCACTCTGTTTAGAAAATGGATATTTTTTTCTATTTTATCAAGGGATCTATTCAGCCGATTGGCCGAGACGTTTACGGGGCAGTCTAACAATAGAACGAGGTCGGGTTTTAAGCCCTGTGTGGCCGTTTCATTTACCCTTATCAAGCCTTCTATCTCAAGCCCTTCTCCATAGCCCTGGTAGGCTAACGTGGAGGCTGTGAATCGGTCACAAAGGATCAGGTCATAGTCGCCCCAAACTTCTCTAAGCCAATTGCAATGAGCTTTTCTATCCTCGGCAATCAACTGGATCTGATCCAATGGGGGTAAATCTGTGTTTTTTATCCTAATCCGTGCATCATCCCCCCAAGGTTCCCTGGTGTTTAAAACCTTCAAGCCCGAATGTTCCGTCAGATGTTTTGCCACTTGTCCAAGTTGCTCTGTTTTTCCAGAGCCATCAATTCCTTCAAAAGCTACAAATAAAGGGGTGGTGTTTGTCATTTTGTCAAGGGGTAAAATAAAATAAACTGTATCATGGTGATACTTTTAACGAATCCTCTTTGTCACACTAAAACATAATAGAAGATTAATAAAAAACACTGTGATCAAGATTCAGTGTATAAGAAATTCAGTGTGACATCCCCATAAATTATACAGCATCGGGGTTTCGGGATTCAGTGTGACAGGGGCGATCGCAGCAAAACTCAAAACCCTCCACAAATCGGGAAGATTTTGAGTTTAATTTGGGCTTGCTAACTTTTGCTCCTATTTTGCCTAAAAAAATATTTTCAGAAAACGCTTGACATTTTAAGAAGTGGGGGGTATATTGAGAAATAAGGCAAGGGCAGAGCCGACCGCAAATCAAACTCTACCCTTGAGTGAACATCACTAAGAGGATCTTATCATGTCATTAAATAACAAACGCATTCCATTGGCCGTCCGAGTCCGTAACGCTTCTACTCTACAAGAGGCAATGTTTGAGGAAGGCGTTGATCTAGTCGCGGGTCAACTAGAAATCATCTTCAATACCAACACCCGCGAATTAACATTCGAGGAGGTTGAATATATACAATCACTCTTTACCGCACCAAATTTTCGATGGGAGTCAAAAGATTTTGACACAAAAAGTTTTGAACAATTAATTGAAGGGAAATCGAAAGGTGCACGCTTTTTAGCCTACCAAGTTATAGAAGCCGAAAAACAAGACAAGCAATTTGACATGACCCAAGCCCGAAAAGATTGGGCTGCAACAAAGGAGTTGCGCTATTGGGCGAAGTCCCATACTGAAGACTTGACGCTATGTGGTTTGGGATATGAAAAATACCTGACTGAAGACGGTATTTGGAAACCTGTAAGCCGATTATATGATCGTTGGAACAACTATAACGAGAAAAACGCCGAAAAGCGATTCAGTGTAGATACCGGAATGCTGCTAAGTCTGGGTATTCGGTACGCATGGCAAGCCGAACGATTCCTGAACCTCTATAAAGAAGTGATGAACGCCAAGCGGTCATGGCGTAGCTGCTATCAAGTCAACCAAGAAAAAGTTCTACAAATTGCCACAACGCCAAACTACAACCGACTGCCATTGTGGGTCAAAAAGGCAATGGTTAACGCTGATGCTTTTGAGGTTCATTCCGACCGGATCGGGAATATCTGGCGGTTAAAGCACTGCGCCCGCGCCTGGAAATGGTGTGGCAATCTTCCCAAGGGGATTGCCGAACGGGTTGGACGGATGTCAGTCAAATCTCGCCTGTTAGCTAAATTTGCATGGGATGAAATCGTGGGGGATGACCGCGCAGGTTGGTCATTTTTTCACGGCCATGAGTGGCAACATTGGAATCGTCAGAATTTAACAAGTGAGTTTTGGCTGAAATTCCGCGAGTTTGAACAGATGAACTTCGGTCAATTATTGCCCTATATCATGGGTTGCAAAAATTATCGGGACAACTATTCCCGTGATTATGCAATCAAATCGTACTGCCAAACCCTTTTAGAAGTTGCTTTAGAACTTCCCCATGAAGCACTTCCCTGGAATGACCTTAAATGGTCAAAAAACCAAGACCAACTACTACTGGGGTTAATTGATTTTCTATCACCTGCAAAAGCCTGTGAACACCTATTCGGTACAACAGGAAAGGCTACAGTCAAAGCCTTCCAAAATAGCTCCCCCACACCCCGTAAATGGGCGATGGTGCTGGTTAATGGCAACGCCGACCTGTTGCAAAAATACCTGAATCTTCAGGAAGATTTAGTTATCGGGTTTCAGGAGGATGCAATCCCCTTCTTGAAATCGCTGTCTTCTGAAGTGGCATTACGGATGCTACAAACCACGACTTTTAAAGTCCGTGGTGAAGTAAATAACGTTGATTCCAATTTAGTCCGTGATGCGGGCTATTTGTGGAATCAACTTAATAAAGACGGAACGGGCGCACCGGAATTGGGACGGGTGCGGTGTTGGTTGACTGTTCACGAAACACTAGCTAAAGAATATGTCCGCCGTCAACCGGACTATGAGTTAAAAATCAACCCTGACTTCAAACGGGTTCAAGGACTCTGTGCTGTTGACGGTTCATGGGAACTGGAAATCCCAACCTGTAATGCCCAACTCAAGCTATGGGGTGAGCAGTTGAGCCACTGCATAGGAGGCTATGGTCAAGCTGTTAACTCCGGTCGCTCTATCATCCTTGCAGTTCGGGAGCAGGGGCGGGTGACTCATACAATTGAGATGACTCCTAGCGGGAAATTCTATGGTTGCCAACAGTTCTACGGGTATCGAAATAGTGAACCCCCATCAGCATTAAGAACGTCTATTTTACGGACATTGGGCGACGCGAATCTTTATAATTTTCACTCCGCTCAAAGATGGTAGTCAAAACGGGGCTAACCATTGCAGATTGGGATTAGCCCCGTTGTACAGATGACAGGCTAAAAAGGATAAAAACATGGAATCTCAACAAATCATTTTAATCGTTCTCGAATCCCTCCTTGGTATCGGATGCGGCATTCTTGCAGCCTATTTACTCCGTAAATTCAATTAACAAAGGAAACCACCATGAATATTGATAATTACTCGGAAATCTTAAAACAAGCGTTTGAATTAGGAAAAGTCAATCACCCCGACGCACCCAATCAACATCATGCAGCTTTCGCCAACTCGGTCGCCTGTTTTGTGACAGGAGCGAGTGGTGGCTATGGGGGGCCGTCAGTCCGTGAACATACATCCGAAAGAATGGGAAGCCGCGAGAAACGCATGGGGAAATGGACTTTTGAAGATGCAGTCAAGTTTTGTGATAGCCCGTGCTATGGGGAGTTAACGGATTATCACAAGGAAGTCTTCAAAGTTGAACATTGCTTTGAAGACACAAAGGAGGATCTGGAAATTCTCCAAGGTCGATTTCCCAATTAAGACAATCAAGAAATGCCAGGTGTGTAATATCCCACTTTCCACTCAAAACCGTTCGGGATATTGCAAAAAACATCGAGAGCATAGTCCTAGTCGCAAGGCTAGAAAAAATCACAAATACAGATAGAGAGAAGCCCTCCATTTTTAACTCGTGGAGGGCTTTTTAGTTTAATTTAGACTCAGTAAAAATAATTCCTGTTCAGCTATCAATTCCCAGTCAGATCGGTCTTCTGTGAGCCAGTCAATGGTCGCTGAATAGGCTTTGAAAAATTTGTCGCGCTTTTCCTCTAGGGTTAATGTTTGCTGTCCAAACGCTATTCTAAAATAATCCTCAAGGGACACATCGACAATGGCATCCAGTAACGCCTCGGCTTCAGGTCTTTCCTTCTTTGCTGCAAAAACAATTAATTTTCTGAAGTCAAGGAGACTAAGTGTTTTTGCTTCAGTCCCACCGCCATTGATAGAGTTTAGCTGCACAGGTTTTTCAGACCCGGTGAACCCCTTATCCTGCAAGGCTTTTAGCGGTTTTCCCTTGAGTTGTCCTACCCAGTCTTTTCCGTACCCCACGGCGATCGCGGCTCCGACCTTCCCAACCCTAAACTCTCCATCGGGTAATCTATACCCATCAACTTCAACACCCTCACAAAACTTGACAGTTGCACGCTCGGCTCTGATAATATTATTCATGTGGCTATTTCCTAATTAATAGTTACCTCCCCTGGGTATTTCCGTACCGCGAGGGGATTTATTAATTGTATCCTATTTATTAGGGATGTCCAAATCCTTAAATCAAATCCAATAAACTTAATTGTTTAAATTCCGGTTGTTTTAATTCTATAATTTCTAATTCTGTTTCTGAATATTCCCTAGGCTGGGAGATGCGATCACAAGCTATATCAAAATATTCCTTTTCCTTTTCAATGCAGATGTAGTTACGGTTTAATTCTTTGCAGGCTACTGCCGTCGTGCCACTACCGCAAAAGGGATCTATTACCACGTCCCCAGGGTTTGTTATCCACTGAATAAGTGTTGAAAAAACTTTTATTGGTTTTTGAGTGGGATGTTCTGACCGTTCGGAAATCTTCATGTAGGGCTTGTTAGGAGCCTCAATAACATCGGTTTGATGTCTTGTTCCTAGATTTATCTCAACAAATCCGTCAGGGTTCCCCATCGTCAATTGACCGCCCCATGAACTTCTTTTTATTCCAGGGCTTTTCTTCTCGTAGGGTTCCCCATCTTTTATTATCTTGTTAAAGGTAATCTCACTTACTTGATAGTTGGGATGAGCAAGCACCGCATATATTTCCATTTTTGAGGGTGGTTTCTTTGCGTTGTAACTTCTGAACCCGTGATTTGGTTTTAACCATACTCCAGTCCATCTTATAGGAAATACTAATGAGAACTTTGCTAACAATTCTATAGATCCAAATGTAGCTATTTGCCCAGTATCTTTTAGTTTTAATAGTAATAAACTTAAAAGACTATCAATGTCATAATTTGCTTGGTCAAAATGTAAGTTAGTCGTTAAATAAGGCGGGTCAGTTATCACAGCATCTATAGAATTATCAGGAATATCCTTTAAAACTTCAAAACAATCCCCATGAATAATTTGATTTAACATTCTATTAATAACTAATATTACCTATTAATATTATAATACAAACCCAATATCTTCACCAATAAAAATAACCCAATAATCAACAAGATTCCTGGGTTAGTATCGTCCAATTTTAATCAGTGTGCATCATTATTATAGCACCCTATTCAAAGGTTTTCTTTCTGGAAATAAATCTTTAATTGACCTGACAGCATCAATATAAGACTTACCGAGGTATGTTCCATTCTCTCCAAAACTAACAGGGATATCAGAAACCGCCCACCACCCAGACCGACTTCTGAACTCAATATACCAATAACCATAGTTGGTATTTTCTCCCGTTGTTTTGGCTATTAGATTATTTAATTGTTCTGTTTTTGTTTGCATTCGCAACATCATTTCCTCTCTAATTTTCCCTTGAAGTTCCCAGATATCTTTTTTTATAATGTCGTTCATCTGATTAGCCAACCTCATCTTGTACCCTGAATCCGTAGCATTCTCGTACTCGGTTATTAAATTTTTTAATGCTTCCGCATCCATCATTCCACCTCAAAAGTAACAACATTCCACTTCAATTCTACCTGTAATTCTACCTGTAATTTTACCTGTTCTGATATCCATTTGTCCATGCACGAATTAATGAAAACAGGATAATCACTCTGAGATTGTAGCCATTGTTTAGGATACTTAACTTTCAATTCCTTAATCGTGAAAGTTTCCTCGGATACGGTAACTTCACGATCCAATGCAATCAGTTTAATTTTAGTTGAATTATTCATGATAAAAAGGGACTGGGTTGTGTTGGTGTTGCATTAAATACAATCTAATGCCCTCCCGGGCAAGAGATTGTCTCAGGTTTGATTGCCGTCGTTAGTGTTTGAATTACTTGCATTGGTAGATACCCCTTTTAGCTTCTTTATTATTGCAATAGCTTTTTGATGTTCTGAAGCTAAGTGTTGATATTTTTCTTGAATGTTTACTAATTGTTCAGAAAAATTAGAGTTAGTTTTCTCCTGTAGCGCGGCTATCTTTTCCCTGAGTTCGTTGTTTTCAACCTCAAGCCTGTTTAAATCATTCTCCCTATAATTAGCCTCCCTCTGAAGGCTTTTAATCTCACTTTGTAATTCAACTATAACCTTGATGTTTTTGGTATCAAAAATTCTATTGATAGCAATACCAATTACACTACTACCACCCAACAGAACGGTAATCAAACCAAATACTGATTGAATCGTTTGGTCTGTAGTAGCTGTTGTTGTATTTGATTGGAGAATAACATGAAAAAAAGACATCAACATTTTGATTACGAGGGTAATTAACTTTTGTAGGCATATTTAATTGATAACATAATCTCTGCAAGCATTGAAGAAAACACCCCGCAAGCTAAGGAAGATATACTGCCATTTTGCTTGATTCCTACAGACAAAAAGAAAACTACTATAAACAATACTGAAAGGATGTGGCAGATATTTAAAAGAATATAGCAAGCAGTCCAAACAGAGGAGCTAATTTCACTACTAAACTCTTTCTTGAACTTGTAGACGAAACACCAACAAATTATCCCGCCAATCCCCACCCCAAGGGTGATAGCGTTTAAAAAATCAATACTCTCATTTATCCATCCAATAGATGTTTCTAATGGGGTAAAAATCATTCCAAACAATCCGACCAGAATCATCACCAGGAAATGATGATTAAAAAATAATGCCTGAACTATATATTTAATTCTAAAAACAGGGCGTGGCATATTGCAATATTTACCCCCTCTTTCTAAAATCGTAAGACTCACCCTCTTTTTTTCGCTCTTTGAGTTTTTTGCTACGTTCATAGTGATGCCCCAATACAAGGAATAGCGATAAAAAACTTATAATAATTTGAATTATTAAAGTTGATATTTTCATATTATCAAACTTGTCATAACCTATCTTGTTAAAGCTGTCAAACAATAACATCAATCCGTTATTTATCAACAGAGTAGATGACAAGTATTGATTCAACTTTCGGTTATCAAATATCAAGGAAAATCCATTAATAATAGAAATCAGTCCGGCAAAGAAAAGCAGGAAGGCATAACCGGATTGATTAAACGGGAGTGAAAAAATTGATATTGATATCATTCTATTGGTGTTAATGGGTTGTTTTTTGACGCTTCAATTGCAGCTAGTTCTGCCGCTTTTCTGGTGGCTATTATTCCCATTGCCTTAGTAACCAAAGCAATTTTTATCCATTCCATCCGCTCTGAAAATCCAGGAAACTCGACTTCTAATTCACTGGGTGTTCCCAAATTTAAGATACCTTCACCTGGGCTTGTTCCTAATACTTCTCCAGTCTCAAGATTGACAATTGAATACTGGTGGCACAATTCAATTGCAACGTCCAACAAAATCCCACTCACGGGAATCTGTTGGCTTTGCAATACAAAAAAATGGTCTTTTTTCTCAATAGCCATGATTTTATGCCGTGTAAATTAATGTTATTTTAACTGGTCTGGACAGAATATGGTAACTGCTATTAGCGTTGTTGACAATGTAAACGCTTTGGGTATCACTAAAAAAATCAAAGTAATACCCTGGAGCAATATTGTGGGAATTTGGAAGATAACATTGCCCTTGCCATTCAACTAGAACTGAAACAGACAGGATTTTGTTACTATCTACTCCATGAGCAATGGTGACAGTAGCGCCCTGAATTGATGCCGTAGTTCCCGTTAAAACTTTAATCTTAATAGCAGGATGATTTGCGTCACCTCCTAAAGAACTAAACCCACCAACATACTGATTTCCCTGAACCCCTTGACCGCCTGTAACTCTACTTGCTCCCGTAGTGGGAGAGGTTGAAGGTGTTGCAGCAGACACAATCATATCTGTTGTGGTAATAGTACCCGCAACTTGCAACTTTGTTGATGGATTTAATAATCCAATACCAATATTACCATCAACCTGTATAGTCATTTTAGGTGAAGAACCTAAGGTACTCGCTGACCCAACATAAAATTGAAGTTTCTCGGAATACTGTACACCAGTTGCTGTTATGCTAGCTGCGACAGATTGATTACCAGCAGAATCTCTCTTTTTATAAAAAGTTATAGATGGCCCTCTACCAGAATCAAATGCACTATTATCTTCTAATTTTAATGTTCCTGATGGCCAGTTTGGATTTGTAGATAGGTCTTCTGTAGAAGTATGTAAAATATGAAGTTTAGTATCTGGACTAGCAGTTCCAATACCGACATTACCACCTGCTGATAAGGGTAGATAATTACCAACATCAATAGAATAAGTCCCATCCCCTGTTTTTTTTAGGAATCCTGGGGTGTCGGATAACGATTGAATAGCAATTAATTCGTTGCCGATACTGTTAGTTGAAACCGCAGTTACTTGACCCTTAGCATTGACAGTAATAGCAGGAATTGAACTAGCACTACCGAAAGAACCAGCATTACTATTGACCGTTGCCAGTGTTATCGCACTTGTAACATTGGCTGAACCATCAAAAGATACTGAATAACTAGCATCCCCCGTTGTTGTAATTGTCCGTGGCGTGGTTAGTTTTAAAGCCTCTCCCGCAGTAGCAGAACTCGATATCTCAACATAAACAGAACCCGACCATCGGTAAACTTTATTAGTCGTTTCATCAACGTAAATCTTTCCAGTTTCACCCGTACCTGGGAACCCGGCAAGGTTTGTATAACTCAGGACATCATCAACATAAGACGGTAAAAGCCCAGATGAAATTGTGCCAGACGCGGCGTTTAAACTTGTTAAAACTTCGTTGCCAGTAGATGCGATCGCACCAACATCAGAAGCGGTTAAACTAATCTGAGCTTTAGGAACCTTGGTATTTGAATCCAAGGTAGCCACACCATTAGCCATTGCTTTCTCTAATTGCAAAACAATCAAAGAATAATCAATATCCGAAAACATTCCCATTTTAATATCCTCTCACTAATCTAATTGATTTACCACTAGGAATTACCAACTCAACAGCAGGATATAGAACATTATTAATGGCTTCAAAGTTTAGATTTTCACCGGATGAAAATGTTAATCCATTAATAGTTACATCTCCTACGAGTACCTTTAAATAAATGAAATAACTACCAGTTGCAATTGTTGTATTTGTTGTTAGTAATCTACAATCTAACCCGGCGGTTATTGTTGGTAAAGAGACTGGGACTCTACCACTTGATAAAGATGGAAGTTTGGCGTTGATCGCACCAAGTGTTGCTTCCGCAGATCCCCCGTCGTTTGAGATAGCACGATAAATCTCCCAGTAGGGAAGTGTCTGTGCCGGGTTCTCCAGGGCTTCTATTTGCTCTTTAATTAAAGCAGCCGCCTCCGTTTGCTGTGTACTAATATCAGGCATCTTTCAAAAATAGAAGGATTTATAATTAATTTTAACCCCTCTTTTATTGATTGCATTTTTAATTTAAGAAAATTCACCCTAGGACTAAAAGCATAATTTTTAAAATTATCCCAAGACTAAGGCATAATTTTTAAAATTATCCCAAGACTAAGGCATATTTTTTAGCCGAGTTTTCAATAAAACTCAAAATATCAGAATCCATCTCTAAAATCCCTTGGTGAGAAATGGCTGTCACAGTGTTTGTGTAGTAATATGCGACTGTGATCAAATAATTCCCACTAGCGAAGCCTGAAGCCCCATTGACGGCAGCTACAGAGTTAATTACAGGGCTGTACAATCCCAGTTCCGAATCAGGAACAGTAGTTGCCTCTCCTCCTGATCCAGTTAAGACAATAGTTTGAGTTGCTTCGCCTAGCTGCACTGGAGTGCTAAACTTATTTCCCCCTATCCAGATCCATATATCTGTTGCATTGAAATTCCCTTTTGAATTTCCTGCAATAACATCAAGATAGTCGGATCTGATATTTGTGGGATGCGTTAGTTTAATCTCCAATTGTTTTGAAGGGCTTAACGTTACACTCCCTGCCACAATTGCTTTTCCACAACCATTTAATGTCCCGACTTTAGCCCTCAATACTTGACCTGTTCCTAACCCCGAAACTGCTAAACAAGTCCCATTCCCGTTAATAGCAACGATTTGATTGGCAGCGTTGGCAACTAAACCAAAGACCCCACGCTCTCCTACTCCAATAAATGATCGCCCATTGACAATTCCCGATCCCGATAAGGCGATCGCGCTTAAACCCGTGTCAGGGACAATTCGACGTAGATCCAACCCCGCACTAATTAAATTGCCAATGATTGCAGCTACACCCGAATAGTAGCCAACCCGTTCCCCAATTGACAAGCTGACCTCTATCTGAGCATTCTCGGCTACTCTCCCCCCTAAACTTGCCACGTCAACCTGAATCTCGACAGCAACTAGATAGGCATATCCTGGTGGTAAATCTTTCTCTAAGATCAATCCCGAATTGTTGTTGGTATAAGTAATTCTTTGATTAATCCCCGTCATTTCCCCACCGCCTGACGCGGAGGTGTCCAGAGATCCATTAGTTAAGTTAACGTATCCTAAAAATGTCAAATTGACCGCACCCGCACCAAAAAACAGATCAGTTAAGTCCGTATCTCCCCACGATATCCCTACGGATATGGATCTCCCTGCAAAATAGGGAGATGTTGTTTCATTCCTGAGCCAAAACTTGACGGGTTCCGAGTAACTTCTGTCAACCGCATAATCGGGACGGATAATAATTTCTTTTTGCTCATCCGTGAACTCAGAAAGCAACCTATCACAGCCGTTTACCGAGCGAGTCGATGTAATTAAAGTTTGGAATTCCTGGGGATAAACTTTTAACCACTGACCGTCTTGCCATTCTCTGATTTCCCCCCATTCGTCAACGTAAACCCGCATTCCATTGATTTTGTTGGCAGGGATTTGGGATGTATTTGCCACACTTCTTTGAGTGACAAAATATTCATTTTTGTTAATTGTTAGCGTCCCAGGTAGGGTGTCTGAAGCCGAGTAAGTAGCGATCACGTAAGCAGCTAAATAGGTATTTGTCGGGGAGAATGACAACACATAGGAGACCGGATCATACCCATCACAATTACAGTCAGGCACAATTACAGTCACGCCTTGACCCGTTGTTAAACTAATGGCTGTTGGTGGGGAATACAGGTTAAATCCTTGGCGGTTCCGCATCTGCCAATATAGAGATCCTGCTACCGAACCCGTTAGGCTTCCCGAAATTACCGAGACAACCGGAGCAGGAATTTGAGAGGGAATACCAGCGTAAGTCAGCATATTTTAACCTTGTACTCATTTAACCTTGTACTCATTTAACCTTGTACTCATTTAACCTTGTACTCATTTAATCTTGTACTCATTTAACCTTGTACTCATTTAACCTTGTACTCATTTAACCTTGTACTCATTTAACCTTGTACAACTTGCCATTTTCCATTGTGTTTAAAGGCGATCGCATTACCAGTAACCACACCTTTAGCTACAAAACTTTTACCCATCCCAGAGAATACAGATCCACTACTCCCTAGGGGGTAAGCCTTGCCAATTAACACTGACTTGTTAAGACCATTTAATCTACTTAAAGTCTGAGATGCGATTTGATTTACCGTCGCCATGCTACTGATTCCCTTAATGTTCTGGTTTGGTTTGTTGCTGTTACTGTTTTCCCTCTATATCTGCCCGTAATGGAACTTCCTGAAACATTCCAAGTTGGTTGTCCATCAGATAATATTTTAAGTAATTTAGCTGCTAATTCTCTTTCTTTTGGGGATGACATTCTTAATTTCTCCGAGCGGGGACAGTTGAGGGCAAAACCCCTCCTAAAGTAATTATAGTGGCATTATTGTCTACTTTTGGATCTTCTCCTTGGTTGTTATCCGAACCTTCGCTAGACGGAACAATATCTTTTCTTGTCTCAACACGAATAGAGCGACTGTCCCACAATCCCAGTGTCAACTTTGTTCCATCCGTTTTGCAGATTGGATCTAGTCCATAGGCATTTTGGCTTCCGTCATATTCCAGTGTGTAGGAAGCCGATAAGACTCTAAATCTCCCCCGAAATCTATCCCCACTGAAAGTGCAAAAATCTCCCCCTTCAATGTTCGGGAAGTGCCAGCTAACTGTCCGGGTTTCTTGGGTACTTTGAAGGGTGTTAATTGTAAGTTGAGTTTTGGCGGCTTTTTCTGCTTGACTAAGTGTAGAGGCAGCCCCAAAACTTAGACTTTCTCCCCCTTCTGATGCCCACTCAGGGATTGAATCAGAATAGACAAAGTATCGTTTTGTAACCCTACTTGTTATAACCCTACTTAGTGGCGGTTTTGGTTGTTGTTGCTCCCATGTTGTTTTCCTGTATTGAGCTTCTGGTGGCCTCCCTTGGATCTCTCGATATCGAATATTCTCAACCCCATCAACAAACCCGGCTCCCGATGCGGTTAATTCCACTATCTTCTCGGTTGAATATTCGTCGTTCTTTTTAGTCCAAATTGATTGATAATAGCTCTCCTCACCCGCCACCAAAGCGGGGAGGGGATCTTCTTCGGTTGAGTCAGGGTGAGCCATTGTTGCAATCGAAGACGCTTGCCTAGATTCTGTCCACACCAGCATTGGCTCTACAAAATCCATGTCGGCAGTAATTAAGCCCACTTTCAACCTTTGATTAGAACCCTCTACTGGGGGTGTAACTTTTGAGAACATCATTCGCTGCATCTGCTCATCCATTTCATCCCAAAAAACCCACTCAATGCTGTAGGGAACTGCATCCTGTTCATAGTCTGCGCGCATTGATTTTAGATAAAACTTAGTTTCATCCCACCTGTTTATTCTTTGAAATTTAACTACTTTCCACCAAGGATCAGGGAGTAGCCTTCCTGTCTTGACCAGCCCCCACTCTATTCTTTCTTGACCTGGTGGGCCAACATAAACCCATCCCGGTTCCATTTCTTCTATCATTCCTTCCCCACCAACAAAAATCATCTCACGGGTATCGGTGTCTCCTCCTATTTCTTCTTGTTGAAATCGGCTTAATTTCCATCCAGACGTGACAATACTTGTTAAATATTTAGCCTTTGAAGCCTTAAACTTAATCCCATCAAACCCCACACTTTCTACATAATCTTCATAATCTGGATGCACAACTAATTCATACTTTATTTCTTGTGTGTTTTGAGGTTTAGCAAGTGTGTAAATCGGTGAAACCACCTCCTGATAATAATAACGAGTTTCCTGATATTCGATTAGCTTCCAGAAGTTTGCCGGATTATAAATTATCAATCCATAGGGCGTTTCCACAAAATCTTTTAAGTAATAAGCAAACCCCCATGTTTCAATAACCTCTCTGTCTGTTTGTCCGTCAATTGAGTCGGTTGTCCTCTTAACTTTCTTGGGGCCAGATTGGTCTAAGTTGCTATCTAAACTCCTTAGAATGGACGTTCCTTTAGGTGGGTTTGTTACGTCTTGGTCATATTCATATTCAGTTTTAATTTCGGGTTCTTTTTCCTTGAATTCGGGGGGTGCATTCGGGTCAACTTGCTCTTTGTTGCTTTCCCTTGGAGTCCAGGTTAACGCGGCTCCATTGTAATAGGGTGCAACTCCTAGCTGGTTAGAACCGTCCGATAGTTGTTCTTCCCAACTAAAACTATAAGAAGATCCGGAATTGATGTCTTTTAACGCAACAAACTGCCCATAATGGACGTAACAGCCCTTTACTAAGGCATATTCCTCCAATACATCATCCAGAGACATCACGGAGTCTTCACCAACTTCATCGAGGAAGATGTCAAACCCGCCAGACAGATTGACACCTGCTTTGGATGCCAACCGACTCGCTGATAATGTCCCTGTAGCCATATTAACCAAAGGCTTAATTTTCACCGACCGTGAACAATAAACCTTCCACCATCCTTCTAGGTTAATTGAAACGGTATAAACATTTATTTTTTTGGTTCCTTTATATAAATATCCAGTTCTTTCATAGCTATAGCCTCCATCGGGAGCGACCCTAAATGGAATCCCGTCTATACTGATTCTTGTACTCCTAGAAGGTTCATAAACCTGTTCGTAACTACTAATATCCTCTTCTAAAATCCCTTCATAGGTAATTGAGGCACTGGGATGATCTTGGAAGCTCTTTGTAACAGTTAATGATCCCAGTTTTATCGGAACTGGAAGGCTAGGAGGGTTTTTGACAATGTTATTTTTAAACAATCGACGGGAAACAATAGGCATAATATTAAGTGATTAATTTCAAAGATTGAATGGCCTCATCCCAGAAAAACTGACCAGGAGCAAATTCCCCCTGCGGTTCAACAAACCGTCTACCTCTCCATTCTACATAGTCGATAAACCCTAAGTCCTCCCCAATATCAAAGACGTTGAGTTGACCAATCAACTTCTGGGGTGCGGTATATTGCCCTGTCATCTCTAAAGTTTCCCCTCCTCTAATCCGGCAGCAGGAATCAGAGCAATCGATCACAATTCGCTCTCCTACTTGTCCAAAACTAAGAGGGACACCTCTATTTAAAACTTTAGATACAATCATTCCCAAGGGAACAGATACTATCAACTCACACATTACCCTGGGGATAGGCGCGTTAAATTGTACGGTTAAATTAATACTATCGGGGACGGTATTGGTCGCAAAATAGACGGTGGTATTCTCTAAATAGAATCTCTGCCCAGTCAATTTATCTGGGTTAGTAGTTTGAATGAAATTGTTTATCCCGACTCGCAAGACGGCTAAAAAAGGCAGGTCTATTTTATAGAGGGTAAAGATGGCATCAGGGGTTGTTAGCTCTATTGGGGAAGGGTTAACGCCAGGATATTTATGAAATGTTTTAGTTTGAAACAAAGGAGCTAATACCTGACTTCCTTGTGCAGACAAAATAGGAGCCAATAGATTGAATGGACTCAGGATTGTTTCAGGTAGGTTAGAATTAGAGAGGGTGAACATAAAATTAAAGACTAATAACAATATTATTGCATGAATTATCGCCAAGAATTAAAACAGACCATAGAATTGTTTGTCCCTCAAGTTGAGCAAGCATTTCTTAAAGCATTCTATTTAAAAGACCTCGACTTTGGGCGGGACTTAATGGTAGGGGAACGGACGGGTGCGATAGATTGGTACACATCCGATCTAGGATCTCTCACGGGGAACGTGATGATTTCGATGGGTTGTAGCTCCCGTTTAAATGCGGAGATCGAAAAGGCAACCGAGGCTATCTATGCCAGACACGGGATATTCTCCATTAACGAGGAGGTTGTTAGAGCGCTAGAGCTTTCAACTGCAAAGGTACAGCTAAAAGGGGAAGTTAACGCTACAACGGTGCAACAGACTTCTTCTCGGCTTTGGGTAGCAATCTCCACGTTTCAAATTGACTGTTTTATTGGGTTATGAACCTATTTTTTCATCCAATTGGGTTATGAACCTATTTTTTCATCCAATTGGGTTATGAACCTATTTTTTCATCCAATCGGCTAATCCTTCTCGGTAAGTTTTGGCGAACGCATAGCATACCGCATCGGCTAGGTTAGGCGATCGCCCGATAATGCTTTTAATATCATCTTTTTTGGTAATCATGATTGTTTTCCCGCTTTCCCACCACCGGAAGGCACAGAGTTCTTCTTTTAATTGATCGTCGGGAGGTAAGGAGATCGGGATTTGATTCTTGGGATCTAATAAGTCTCGCAGATTCCAATACCAATAAGTCCGCATATTGGCAAAGGTTAAGAGCCCACTTTTGTCCTTTAAATACTCGCCGTTCCCATCCTTCGCGGCTTCACTTCCTTTCAAGGGAATAACGTGCATTTTCATCCCCCGGCAGGTATCGTGAACCGCAGCACCCACCCCAATCACGTCAATTTGTACCTTTACTCCAGTGTTTGCTATGCAGGAGGCAATCTGCTGTGCGACAATATTGCTGTCTGGGGTCTGGCTTCCATCAAATTCCCTGAGTTTATCTAGCCAGTTATCCCATCGTAAAGCCAATACTGTCTTATCTATCCCACCCCGTGCCACATCCACGCCAATATGGGACATTTTTAAGACTTGAGGATAGTCAACCCATCGCTGCATTGCCAAAGTGACCCAATCCCCAGGAATAACTTGATAGGGGTCTGACTCTGGCTCGATAGTCATATCACCATAGAGAAGTTGCGATCGCAAAGGTTCAGGGAGAGATTGTAGTACCCCTCTATACCCTGAATCTCTCAGGAAGGGATTATCGTCTAGTGTCGCGCGAATAAATGTGCGGGAACGAGGTTCTAAGTCTTCATCTCCGATTCTGATCTTCTTGGGTTTGGGATAATAGAGTTTTCCTTCAACCTTTACAGGATCAAGAGAAGAAACCTCGTGGATTTCCTTGCCAATCGTGAGATAAAAACTATCAACATCTACTTCTTGGTCTTTCCCGTTCACCCCCACAAACCAACGTAACTCACCTGGTTCGGCAAGGTGTCTCCCTGTTTGAGATTCGTATTTTGGATCAAGCCAGGGAGCAAGATACCCGATAATCCATCGCCCACTTACCTGGCTAGGTGGGTTAAAAGTAAAAATTACCCTACATTTCTGATGGGGATCTGGACTTCTGCACCAACCCGTTAAAAAGAGGAATTGCTCAAGGGAGAACTCTGTCACCTCGTCTATTGCCTTGAGATCATGCTCAATCCCTCGCCAATTTTCAATATCACTTTCATGCTGCGCCGCGCCAAACTTTAGAGTTCTCCCTCCTGGTATCTTCCTCCATAGCTTTTCGTTACTGTTGTAAGTAGCGCCACTACCCCGCAACAGTAGTCGTGATTTTTCGATAATATCCAGCAATCGAGGATACTCTCGTCGGAAAACAATTGATTTCCGGTGTTGTGTCACCGCCATAATCTGAATAATTGCGGTTTTCCCCCCACCTGCACTCCCTCCAAACCCGATAATGTCAGCAGGAGAAGACAGAGCCATTTTTTGCGGTTCACTCTTGGGTTCCCAGGGGTTCCAGTTTGCGATACTTTGCCCCACAAATCCTAACTTATCCAAGATCGAAGGATAGCCACTATGTTGTCTTTGTTTTGTCACCCATCCTCCCTGTGTAACCAATTGTGATTTTAATTTTTATACGTCCCTTTGGAGATGGTCTGGTTTCACGATATATAACAATTCTTTCCATTTTAAAACTCCGTACCTAAAACTCCATAGGAACAGTTACCCCTAAATTAATTAACCAGTTATACAACCTAGACCTATCCTTAACAAAATCATCCTCTAGTGGTTCGTTTTCCAAGTTTTCATCCCCACCCGTTGTTTCCCCTTTTGCTAACTCCTCCGCCTGTTTTAGTCTATCATTTGCTTGTTTACACAGCTTTGCCAGATCGTCTAAAGAGTAATGATTCTCAAGTCCTCCCACTTTAAATATTAAGATAGCATCCGCGATAATATCAAGTGCTAAATCTCCCGTTGTAATGGGTTCCTGGGGAAGTACCTTGGGGTCTGTTCCCTCTTCGGGATATTTATAACCTAATAATTGTTCTAGTAAACTTAAACCTGGGATTAGCTGCCCACGATAGGTGATTGGCTCCGTTGCTATAAAAAAATGATGGCGTGATTCTTGAGTTAATTGGTCAGGATCAAACTCAAAAAAATGGGCTATTTTTAAATAATGATAACGAAACCGAGGGAAAAGGTAATCATCCATTTCCTCTGGGTAAATGTGAAGCCCTGCAATGGACTTTCGTAAGTCTAAAAGATATGCAGATAGTTTCCTAGACTCTCTAATAGGCACAGGGAAAACCAAGACGAAATCCCCAGTCTGATAATTTAATCGGAAGTGTAACATTAAAGCCACTCCTCCCGACTACCTTGCCAATTAACTAACTTGATTCTATTGCCAAACAATGGCTCGAATTCACATTGTTTTAACTCCAAATATCGCCATCTTCGATCTAAGGATTCCCCTTCTTTGAAGACAAGATGAGCATCTAACTTTTCTATGGGTTCCTGTAGCTCTTGTGTCGCTTCATGGTAAATCACCTGCGTTCTAATTTTTACAGTTTGCCCAGAAAGATTAGGAGAAGCATAGATTTTCCCACCTTCTTCAACCACGATTTGAGATTGACCCGTAATCCTGTCCACTAATTCTACTGTTAGAGGCGATTTATTATCGGCGTTTGGGAAGTAATAAGCGATCGCCTCGCTATCTGGCTTAGGGATTTTAATATCGTATTTTGAAGCATTACCAGAGAGGGATAATTGCCCACTATTCCCCGATAGCCTCGCCTCTAAGAGCGTAAAGTCTGGAAATTCGGGAGTAATTGCCCATCGTTTTTTTCTGCACAATGCCGCAACTAATGGATGACCAGCTAATTTTAATTCGATTTTTTCTTCGTCAACCTTGATGGAAGAAGGTAGCACCAAATCAGGAGGGGTGTACAACTCGCCTCCTGATTCTTTTACCCAAGCTCGGCAAACTTTACCCATTAACAGAAGCGGAGATCGCCTCCATGCTTGTGGGGTGATTTGCGCTGGCTTCGGCGCCTGTTCGTACAATAACAGGAGGATTCGCACCATCATAAAAAACGACTTGTGAAACCACGGCAATATTCCGCCCACCAACAGGGAGAATGAAGTACGTTTTTATCTCTCCTATTTTTCGCATTTTTGCGGTTCCCGAAGCTGCTGTAGTTTGAGCCACAACAATATTTCCGGGTGTGGTAGACCCACTTACATCGTAAGTAATTGTTACCCCAGGTAAGTCAGAGGTAAGGGTTAAAACGTTGGCCGATGCCGTTCCCGAAACCAAAGCAGATGCGGAAGGAACCCCATTAATCTCCTCTAAAAGTCTTGCTGCAATTACGGTGGCAGTATCTCCCGATTGTTGAACATAGGAGACAATAGCGTCGTTTGTCCCATCACTGATGCCTATCAAGTAATCATTTCCCGTACTCCCGGCTGTGATGGTGATGGTATTCACTTGAGATACCGCACCACCAAAATCTGCCCAGGCTTCTAACACATCTTTTACTACTCCCCCTTCGGTAATTTGTTTCCGCACCTTTTTGAAGGGGATTGTCACTACCAGGTCGGGTTGGGAAGCGGGATAGCTGATTGAGCCAATTGAAGAAGTCATGTTTTGAGATTAAATATAAATTAACAATATTATAATTATGCCTTAAAATTGAAGATAATTCTGCAAAAAAATACCAATAACTTTAATATAAAATGACCGCCCAATCATCCGAGACAACAAAAAAAGAAACCACCACAGAGATTGCGAACCGTTATCGGGAAGACTCTCGCGTCATGATGCAAGCGTTGGCGGAGAGTGCCGACGCAAATTCGATGCGAAATCCTCTCCCTGTAACGGGAAGAATCCAACCTTTCTCCCAGCAACAGGTCGAGAATTGCTTGGCGGACGCGATCTTAAAGCGGATAGCGTGGAGCCTTCCATCTTCGTCAACCCAAAAGATGTGGCAGTTATCCTTGGGGGATGATTTCTCTAGTAAGGTGGGTTCTAAATTAGTCCGCGATTACTATGCTTATCACGAAAGACTAAAAACTAGATCACAATTTAGAAAAGCCTTACAGTTCTCTCGTTCTCACGGCGGGACAGTTATTATTCTCAAGATTAATGACGGGAGACATTATTCCGAACCTGTTAACGAAGGCAAGATTAAATCAATTTCTGGGTTAATTGTTCGTCACCGATGGCAAGTTGCTCCTTCGGTGAGAACGGCTGCGAGTATATTTGACCTTGATGATATTGAACATTATGAAATCCTAACAATTGACCAACAAATAAAACAAAAATTACTGTTTAACGAAACAAACTCTAAGCAAGATGATCGCCTTATTCATCGGTCTCGAATCCTCCGGTTTAATGGGGCATTAATGCCTGATGATTGGATGATTTCTTACAATAATGGATGGGGGTTGAGTGTCTTTGACGAGGTTTGGAAGTATTACAAAAACTATACAAATGGACTCAATGCAGTAGGCGAATTGATTAAAACCCAATCGGTTTTACAGCATTCTTTTGAAGGGCTACGGGAACTGATGATGGCATCTGATGAAGAAAGTATTGCAGCTATTAAGCAAACCATGAAATCAATTCGATTAATGTTTGATTTATATGGCATGGTTCTCCATGACTCCCGTGAACAATTCAACTGGAACGCCCGTCCCCTCGCCGGGATGGATTCACTTGTGCAAGTACAAAAGGATGGGGTCACGGGGGCCTCTGGAATGCCTCACACGATAGTTTGGGGGGAAAGCCCTGGGGGGTTAGGGCGTGATGGCAAGGAAACCCAAATAAACTACGCTAACTCGGTAGCAGAGTACCAGGGAGAGAATTTAGATCCTAGTGCGGCTATTCTTGATCGCTATATCTTCTTAGCCAAAGACGGCCCCACAAAAGGCAAAATCCCCGACGACTATCAAAGGCAGTATCCCTCAATTTTGAGAATGACCATTGAGGATCTTCGCTCTGGACGCTTATCTGATATTCAAGCCTTAGCTTCAGGGATTCAAGCCGGATTTATTACGCCCAACGAAGCTCGGACAGTACCTTCTAACTCCGATTGGTGGCCAGAGTTTAATATTGATCAAAAAGCATGGGAAGAAGCCAGGAAGAAAGCAGAAGAACAAGCAAACTCCCTCGGTGGTTTTGATCTGGGGGCGTTAGGAGGAGAGGAAGCTGCCCCACCCACCGAAGAACCTGCTCCTGTTGAAGAAGAACCTATAACTCAAATGGACAGTGCTGCTTACACCCCAATAAAACGGGTTCTTAATTGGCACGGGCTATCTATTGGGGTCACTCACGACAAAGGGGATCTTCGCTATAACAAAACAATGAAGGCAGGGTATGGGCATATTAGACGCAGCTACGGACACGCGGAGGACGCGAAAGCAATCGACGTTTACATCAAAAACCCGAACTCACCAAGTCTCTGGAAGGTTCGGCAACTTAACACAGCAACAGGGGAGATTGACGAAACAAAGTATTTTTTGGGTTTTGATTCCCCAAAAGAAGTGCGCGATTGCTATTACTACCATGCCGGATTAGATCGTTTTGGGGGAGTAGAGAAGTGCGATCCTACGGAGTTAAACCAATATCGCCAAGATGTAGAAGACTCAGAGGAAGTTGACGAAGTTTATCAAGGAAAGATATTAACAGATATAGCAAATAGAATCAATGTCCAAGCTCAATTAGATTAGTTTAAAATTAATTAGTTTCTGAATACAAATTAGCCAACCTATTTTATTTTACTAGGGTTGACTAAGTTGTCTAAACCGTCACAAGAAATCTTTGTCAGTTCCAGATTTACGGGCTACGTAAATCTATGTATGGGTCAAGGTAACTCGGTAACAATTGGCACTTGGATGACACTACCAAAACTAATCGTTGTCCCGTGTTTTTAGATAGATTTAGCGATCGCCACTTATCAAGATTTGCGACTTAGTAGCTATCTTCTCAACATAGAATCCACTCGGAAGGATAACTCGGCAATTTGATCAATTTGTCGAGGGGTCAATTTTACGGCTTTCTCCGCCTCTAATGCTTCGTTGCATACTTCTACCATCTTCTCTACAAACTCACGCTGCCACGGGCTTAGTTTTGCCCTCTCAATTGATTCTAGTTGGTTGAGTACCTCCTGGGTTTTCTCAACTCCCTGTGGACGAGGTATCCACCGCACAAATTGGTCACAATCCAAGCAGACCAGTTTCTTGTAATAAGGGGGTTTGGTTTTCTGCTCTTCCAGTTTTAGAGATCCACAATGCGGACACGGTGGATTTGATGAGATTAGAGACGGGGGCATGATTTTATTTTTGATTGTGGGACACCCCGGAAAGATTCTTTCTCTCTGGGTTTTCATTATAGCAAAATCCGGCCCCTCCCTCCCTCAAAAAAAAAATCCGCCATTATATCTACTGGAGGAGAGTGTTCTTCTTTAAAGGCTACACACTCATTTTAGTGACCCTGTATATTTGTCTTTCCAAAATATAACCTTAACCTGTGATCACACTGAATTTGATCACACTGAATTTTGATCACAGTGTTTTGTATTAATCTTCTATTATGTTTTGGTGTGACAGCCATTATCTCGTTGTTTGTATCATAGCTTGATACCATTTTAAGAATTCCTTTATAATGGCTAGATAAAGCCCCCCATAAAGATTACAGCAATTTTTTGAATGTTTTACTAAATAACCAAGTAGCTATATGGTTATAACGCTATGTAGTTACTGAGTTGTATTGGGGTATGGGTATATAGCAACTGTTGTGTCCGATCACACTGAATTTTTAAGGGCAAAAAAATCTCACATCACCAAACAATTTATTTTGATATGACCTGTCACACCAAAAAAAATTAGAGTCAACCTTGAGGGAGAAGTGAGATCGGGCGAAGGTAGCTCAGGGTAAATTTGGACAGATTTTGAATAAAGATCAGGTAGTCGGGAATGGTAAAACCAGACTATTTGCATCTCCCTTTTTGAGAATCCCTGGAATATTTCTTTAAAACCCCGTCCTTTTATATGGATGACTCAGTATCCAATGTAGAACGATACAATAGCCTCACAATGGCTTGATGTGTAAGGATTTGGCATAATGATACCCAGGCCCACTGAAACGGGCTGCCTCCCGTCTATTCACTAAGAAATCAATGAAATAAAAAAGGTGTGATTTTCTTGTATAGAAATTATTTTACAAAGTCCCGTTGATCTATAAGAATCCAACCTTAAAATTATAGTGATAACTTCTGATCAGAAGGGTTTTATCATGCCAATTCCTGTTAGTTTTTTCAAGATTACAAGAGCCGGGAAGGATTACGCCTTCAAGCCTGAAGACATCTCGTTCGGGGACGACGAAACTCTTGAGGTTAAATTAAATCAAGGGGGAGATATAGCGGTTATCCCTCTTGTAAAGAAATCCGTGACGCTAACAATTCAGGGTGCTGTTGACGATGATCTTGATACGTTTGAATCCGAAAGAACCCAAAACGTCCAAAAATTAATCGACAATCAGCCAGTCGGTGCGAACATGGCTTTTGCAAACTATATTATTTATAGTGCTTACTTGCGAAAAGTGACACCCACTGCCCCAATTACCGTGTCAGGGAAAACCTTGTTTGACACGATTGAGCTAGAGTTTGCTTCCCGTGTTTACATTTAATTTTATACTATCTAAGTCAATCAAGGCTTAGGTAGTAACCCCTAAGATTTATGTATAAAAGATGACATCTGTACTTTATGGACAAAATTAAGATTCGATGCTCCGCCAACAGAAATCCAGGTGAAGTTAGCGATCGCCCAAGCACATTTTGATATTGGTAGAAGTAAACTTAATTAAGCAAAAACAAAGTATAATAGACCTATTAGCATTAAAAACGAAAATCAATTATGAAAGCCAAAAAAACTGCTGTTGAAGGACAAAAGAAAATTAAAACCGTTCCTCCTGCTGTTGTATCCGAAGATGAGGATGCTTTAGGGGAAGGGGAGACATTGCAGGAATTTGATGAAAGAATGGCTAAGAAATATCCAAAAAGAAGTTATGACGATTTGACAGAAGAGGAAAAACGCGAACGTGCCAAACGTTTTGTAGCTCAAGGGCCGGAAGACTGGTAAACCCCGACCTGCACCCGTACAGAAAGACTCGGTAAATCTATTCTCAAAAACAATGGTCACTACCTTAAACCGTCAAAATCCCCCTAGCTTTGATGCTGCCCCAACAGAAGTGCAGATGAAACTTGGTATTTCTCAAGTCTTGTCGATGCCATTTGCCTACAACTCTCCGGTTATCGTTCTGGATTTTGAAGTAGGCAACAAAAACATCATTAAAGGACGGTTTAAGGACGCCATTAGATCCCGTGTTTTTGAGTTTGAAATCGGGGATTCCATTACCTTCAAACCGTTTACCTGGAAACGAACGGACAGCCTCGACGTTGACCCCGTGGCGTGGGAGGACTACTCAAAGGGGTATTGCTACCGATTCGATGTAGCTAAGACCGTTAGGAAGGAAAAACCTAAGTGTGGCAATACCTCCTACAATTGTGGCAAAGCCTGTATTGGGTTGAATAAAAACTGCAAATCAGATATACCGGATAAACCCTCCCAAGAAAAAGTCGATAAACTCAGAGCCGCAGCAGGGAAATTTAAAGCCGTTCAGGATGATCCAATCAAGAAGCAAGAAGATAATAAATTAACGCCAAAACCACCGGAAACAAAACCGACACTAGCGAACGAAGATAAAATGCGCGATACACTAAAGAAAGCTATCGCGGAAAATGAGTTGAATAAAAGTTTAGCAGAAACAGCTTATCAAAAATACCACCAGTATCAAAACGGACTAAAAAATGAAGCAGAAGGTTTATCATCTCGGTCTATCGCTAATTTATATCAAATCCCCCACGCCACTGCTGTAGCTAGAATTAACGGACTTAGAGAAGCTGTTGGACTAGGAGGGTCTAATGCTGTATCTGTTGACAAAGAATTAGGGGGAAGAATTAACGACCTTTTAAATAATGGGAAACAAATTAAAATTAATTCGTCAGGCGGTCAACTAAAAGATCAGAAAAAAGAACCAAGTCAAACAACAATTAATGCTGACAAAAAATGGTCTGACTTTTTAGAATCTAAAAATGTTACAGAGAAAGGACTTAGAAAACTAGACCCTGAGACTAGAAAGAAAATTACAGAAGAATTTGAAAATACTCGGATTGAAGAAAGGGCTCAGGAGTCAAGCAGAAGGAAAGGTCTATCACTACCTGAAGACCCCAAACCATCCCCAAATTCAACAGGGGTTAAGGGTGCGATCGCTAAATCAGAATCTAACAAGACACTTGATATTGTTGGTTTAGCAAGAGAATCACGGGCAAATATTGCATCAAAAGATAAAGAAGCCGTCTCAAAAAATCTTGAGCAGTGGAAGCAAGTTGTAAGTAAATTAGAATCAGGGGAAGGGATTCCTAAAGATATCAACTTAAATGAATGGGAGGAAATGACGGATAATTTAGATAGATTAGGTAGTGGTGGCAATGTTGAATTCAAAAAGATTACGGGATCTATTTCTAGGATTCTTAATAAAGCAGATAGTCTCAACCCGTTAACACAAGAAAACTTAGAAAAAGCTCACCCCAACTTTAGACCAATCATGCAACGAATTAACAAAACCGTTGCTAAGGACTATGAATTATTTGATAAAAAACAACGGGTACAAAAAGAGTTAAATAGCCTAAAACAAGAAAAATCTTATAACGAGGCTGTGATATTAAATAATTCAAAACAATTTCGTGAAACGGCGATTGACAATAATTATAATGAGCTTAGGCTCCTTACGATGCGAAACCCGAATGACATGATAGAAGTCAGAAATCCAGTATCTAATCTCCCAGAAAGGACAGTATCCATCCCGACAAGGATTAATGAGATCAACAAAGATATTAGAGATTTGGCAGACGATAAAAAGGCTGTGGAGTCTTCATATCGCGCTAAGGGCGAAATAGCTAAATTACAGACCAAAATTAAAGATGCTGAAAGTCGGGCAACTTCCTTGGATGGTGAAATTAAGGCGTTAAGAGAATCGAGAGGAACGGAATCTGTTTTATCAGAACCCAAGCCAGCCTCTATTCCTGCTGTAGCACAAAGAGCGATCGCTAAAACCAAGACTGACAAACCCCCTGTTAAATCGGTTGATCAACAATACAAGGATATTATTGCCAGTTCTAAAGATCCAAAAGGAACAGAGGAGGCTTTGTCATCGGCACTCAGAGGCGGTATAGGTGACTTCGAGAGAAAGAATTATAACGAGTATTTAACTGCGATAGCTTCTGAGACAGTCCCAAAAGGAATGGGAGACTATTATCAAAAGCAAATTGATAAATATAAGCCCGTTATTGATGCCGAAAACTTCATAAACGAGAGACGGCAAAAGGCAAAAGCAGGTGATTATGAAACAGAATCAGAAGCAGGGGTTTATATTCTTGATAAACTAAAACAAAAAGGCTACAAAGAGCATGAATATTATGATAGTCCAGACTATAAAATGGATTATGACAAATTAAAAACCGTAATGAAGTCTATGGAATTACCTCCCCCTCTGTCTGGTAATATTCCTAGTAAGGAATTAAAACAGACACTAACTCAGGGGGATAAATTGCTAGTTAAAGAAAGCACTTATTCTATGATGGGAGGAAGTTCCCCTGCGGGTTATCGAATTGTTGACGGTGGCGAAGTTCTAAAAGTTAATGTCAAGAATGTTAAAACAAGAGTCCAGGGCGAGTATATGGGGAAACCTTATAAAAATGAGCCATCCCTTGCCCTTGATACAGTTACCCACGTCATCCGAGATGGTAAACGTTACAAAGTAGATGATTCCGATAGTTCCCCCAACGACTTAAAGCCTGATGCCCCCCAATCCCAGAAAGCAGTAAAACAAAAGTCAGTAAAACAAAAGGCAGTAAAACAGAAAACAATAAAAGTTCAAGAGGTGCGATCGCAAGAGCAAGAATCGCCTCTGGTTCCGAAAGAAGAAATCGTCAAAGATGCTCCTAAATTAATAGGAGATGGAACCCACGAAGGAACCCCTAAAAATGCTCAGGAATACTATGATGCGGCGGTAAAAACTGGGAAAGCAATGACCATGAAAGAGGCTGAGGATACCGTTGCTGCTGTTTCTGGCTGGTCTCGTAACTCCAGTGATATTCGGAATGATCAAAAAAAAGGGAAGTCCAACAAGAAAGCAGAGCTTATTTCTGATTATGTAAGGAACTCAACACCTTATAAGGGCGATATTCACAGGGGGATAGTTTTTGATAGCAGAGAGGAGGCAATGGAATGGATTAAAGGGGACGAAAATAGGGTATTAGATAATCAAAATGCTCATGCTTCATGGACTTCCAAAGAAACCGTTGCCTGGGTATATACAAACCCCATGATGCGTAAAGCTAATAAAAAATTGGCGGGCGTTATTGTTAGTTCGGTCAATAAAACGGGTGCGTCCATTGAAAAACTAAGTCATTACAAAGAGAGCGAAGCCGAGATACTTGTCGCAAAAGATGCCAGACATAAAGTCAAGAGTGTTACCGAGAAAGATGGCATATTATATGTAGAAACCGAAGAAATTTAATCAAGGACAAATTTATCCTGTGTTTTGTCCAAAGTAAAAATGATATAATTTAATAATAATTGCCTCTCGCGGTGTTTACGCACTACGAGAGGCTTGTAAACCAACACTTTCAAGGAGATGGTTCACTATGTCAGACATTATACGATCAATCCGTGCCGAAATGGTATTAGGCAACAGAAGTATTGACTGTTATTTGTTCCCAGATGGGGAGAAACGGATCGGAATCGGTGGTGCGAGTATTGCTATTGGACACGGTAAAGAGTATTTGGGCAGGTTGCAGAAAACGGAGTCTAAAGCCCTCAAAGAGCTACAGGGTATGGGTTTCACAGGTCGCACAAAAGACACTGAGGTTAAGATAGCCAGAGGTGCGACACGAAGCAAGACTATCTCATCCAGAGACTTTACGAAGTTAATCACATGGGATGCGGTAGTTAACAATAATCAAGATTCCATTATTTTGTTGGCTGCGTTTGCCGAGACGGGGTTGGATGACATATTGGAAAAAGTCTTCACCCGGCAATCGTTGGACTTTCTGTTGGAGAAAATAGTCCACTATAGTAAATGGACTATGGAAGACTTACAAGAAGCCCTCAATGCAAATAACGATGATTGGAGAGTGATCAGGGAACAAGAGCAGTTTTTATTAGAGGGCTAAACATCAAATTTGTTTAACAGGTTAGTATGGGATATATGCTACTCTTAACCCCATGCTAACTCTAAAATTCGTTGCTAACGGCTCCAAAGATTGGTAAACTAAGAAGATTAGCAAATTAAATTAATTCATATTATGATTACAACTCCCGTCATCAAAGCAAACCAATCTAACATGGCTCCCACCGAAGTTCAGATGAAGTTAGCGATCGCGCAAGTCCTATCACTTCCATTTGCCTACAACTCCCCCGTAATTGTCCTAGATTTTGAGGTAGGTAACGGGAATGTGATCAAGGGTAGATTTAAGGATGCTTCCCGACTCCGTATATTTGAATTTGAGATTGATGACTCCATAAATTTTAAGCCATTTACCTGGAAAAGAATAGACAGCGCGGATATCGATCCAGTGGTGTGGGAAGAATTTTCTAAAGGGTACACCTATCGGTATGACGCAGTTAAAACCAAGAGGAAGGAAAAACCTAAGTGTGGCAATACCTCCTATAACTGCGGGAAGGCTTGTATTAGCTTAAATAAGAACTGCAAGTCAGACCCCCCTGATAAACCTTCCCAGGAAAAGCTGGACAAAGTTAAAGCTATGGCGGGAGGGTTTAAGGAGGCTCAGGATGATCCGACCAAGAAACAAAAAAACAATAAACTAACCCCAAAACCAGCAGGGTTTAAGGAGGCTCAAGATGATTCGGCTAAGAGACAGGAGAATAACAAGCTGACACCGAAACCACCCAAGCCCAGAACTGGGACAAAACAGTATGACGAATGGCTAGAAACCGAATCCCAAAAACTCAAGGGTGAAGATGGGGAATATCTAATTAAAACCCGATCAGGGGATGAGACGGTCAAAGGGACTGTTTATGGCAACGGATTGGGGATTAATTCAAATAAAGGATCTTTGTTCAATACCTATAGCATTACTCATGTTAATAGTGGCATATCGTTGGGTGATTTTGATAGCGAAACTCAGGCTCAAAAAGCATTGGTTGAATTGAATCGATCCGGTATTAATTGGAACGAAAAAGATTTAACAAAAGTTTCGGGAATAGAGAAGAAAATCGTAAAAGCTAAGAGCTTAATGGATGATGCCAGATCATCTGATTTGAGGGCTAAACGGGATGCAAAAAACAAAATCACAGAGGAAAAACGAGCTAAAGCCAACGCTGAAATTGAGGCTGGTATGCAAAGGTTCAGAGAGGAAGAAGCTAAGAAAAAACAGCAAGCCGACATAGATAGAAAAGCCCAGGAGGAAAAGAATAAAGAAGAACGTAATAAACAGATGGAGATGATGAGAAAGACGAATGAGGAGCAAGCAAAAGTCTATCAAAATTATGAGATTAATAGAACAAATCAGCTAATTGAAGGTTTAAAAGCGTCTTTTGATATTAACTCTTTAGAGTCCAGTGTTAGTGCGTTAGAGTCAAAGTTAAAAACAGAATTATCCCCAAAAGACAAAAAGGAGTTAAATCGACAACTGAATAATGCAAACATAAAATTAAAGGAGGTTAAGACCTTTTTATCTCAAGATAAAGTTGAAACTTACCCTGCTTTTTTAGAGTCCAAAGTAAAGGGAATGGCTAATACTGTTGGGGTTGAAAAAACCAGGGAGATTTTACAGGAGCAAATTGACAAACACAAAAAAGCCAAAAGATCAATTTAGTGAAGATCAATTTAGTCAAGAAACAAAGGATATGGCTAAACGGATAAATGTAGTGGGTAATGAAATCTTGAAAAGCATCAACGAAGCTCATAACTCTGTTTTTCGGAGACACATTAACGATCCGAAAACAAAGCAACAGGTTAAAAAGGCGACGGTTCCGATCTCCCTGAATTTTTAATTCCCACTACATTTACTTTGAATGGTGTAGGGATGAATGAAAACGATCTAAAGCAATCTTTTAAAGCCATAATTGATAAACATAAAGAGGCAAAAGCAAACCCCCCCAACCCATGAAAACTTAACCCCTGCTTCTGATAGCTCCCCGAATGACATAAAGCCAGAAACCACTCAACTTCAGAAAACAATAAAACAATAAAGGTTCAATGGGAGCGATATCAAGGTTAGTAGATGTTTCGGGCGTTTCCATGTGTTAAAGCCTCCTTTTTTGTTTCGTTATACTGAAGTCAGATATATTCTACTTTTAACCCTATGCTATCCCTAAAATTCGTTGCTAACCAAGTCCAAAATTACCTCAATAAATTAATCAGAAAGTTTCAGAACCTCACACCTGAACTGCATAAAGTCGGGCAGTTTATGGTGGCATCAACCGACGAGAACTTTCAAAAGGAACAGAGTCCTTACGGGGAGAAATGGGAACACCTAGCCCCATCAACCCTTAAATACAAGGCTAGTCGGGGTTTTATTATGCAAATACTACAACGCCAAGGATTGTTGCGATCTTCTATTCGATATCGGATTGAAAAAGGAAGGGTTGAGGTAGGGACTCCATTGCCCTATGGCTCCTATTTGCAAAAGGGCACCAAGAAAATACCTAAACGTCAATTTTTAGGAGTAAGCCAACGGAATCGTCAGGAGATTATTGCTATTCTAAAGGGTTCTCTTCGTTAATCTCGACAAGATTATCGACAAGACCTGGGTTAATTTCTTGGGGGATTCCTTCCTCGATGATTTTCAAAGTTTCCTTCGTCCAGGTGAGGATCAGTCTTTCCGTTTCCGATTGATCCTCAGAAATTAACGAAGCGATAATCAACAGTTCTATAAAATCCGTCCGCCGCTCCCCCATTAAAATCCGTCGAATTGTCTGCCAATCCCACCCACTTTTCTCGCTAAATTCCATCATCCCAAGATTTGCATTTATAAGATCCCGTCGAATTGACCGACCGAGAGCGCGATAGGGAGCCAATGCACCAGATCCTAACGTTTTCTTAGAAGGGTACTCTCTTTTTGTAATAGTCATTATTTATATCTAAATCATTGATTTAATTTTAGTCTATTTTCTTGTATAGAAATTATTTTTTTGCACCCTCTTTAAATGACTGATAGGGTGCGTTATTCTTTAAAAAGAATTATTTGTTTTTTGTATTGAGAAATGGTTGAAATCAGGCTCGATGCTCCAACTAAATTTAGGGTAATAAGAACTGAGGATGGTCGTCTCCATTGTGAGGGGTCTTTTTGTTGTGACGGGGTGTTGGAGTATCGTCAGCCTGATGGCTCCATAGTCCACGAACTCAGGAGACCGGAAACCAATGCAGAACTGGCCACAGTAGAGAGTTTCAAACTCCTCCCCCTGGTGATAGAACATCCCTATGTTGGACTTCTTAATAGCGAAAGCTACAAGGATTACACGGTAGGGATGACTGATTCTTCTGCTTATTATGACAAGACTGAAGGGGTGATCAAAGGCTTGGTGTCGTTTTTTGATGCTAAGGCGATCGCCCTAATTGATGCAAGGGAAAAGGAACAACTATCTGCTGGATATACCTGCGACATCAAGCAAGGGGAAGGGGTGTGGAATGGGCAACACTATGACAGGGAACAGATTAATGTCCGTGCCAACCATTTGGCTTTGACGAGCCGAGGAAGGGCAGGGGGAGATGTTCGCCTCCGATTAGATAGTGCTGCGGGGATTGGACAAGCTGTCGCAGGGCAAGCTGTCGCAGGACAAGCTGTCGCAGGGCAAGCTGTCGCAGGGCAAGTCATCGAAAACCCTAGCAACCCTAACAAAACCAATGATAATGGAGATAATGAACAGCGTATGGCAATAGTTAGATGCGATGGAGTTGAGTATTCAGGAATCCCTGAATCTTTCGCTTCCATTAGCGGTACTCGATTCCGTGAATTGAAAGAATTAAAGGAACGCCACGATTCGCTTGTTACACGGTTTGATACTACGAGTCGGGAGAACCGGAAGCTAGAAGCCGCACGGGAAAATTACCAGTTCCGGTTAGATAACCTAGAGATCATCGTAGACAATGCCGATAATGTCCTTGGTGAATTAGGTTATTACCGGAATGACATGGGGCAGTACGTCCGCGTTGATGGAGGCAAAAAGAAAATGATGCCTCCCGTTCCCGAAGATGAAGAAATGATGGAAGAGGAGGACAATGAAGAAGAAGAAATGATGGAAGAATGGGATGTTGCAGAGGAAGAAGAAACTACGACTTCCAAAAAGAAAAAAAAGTCCAAGCCTCGTGTTGATAGCAACGACGAAGATGAGAGTGCTTGTCGGGGTGATTCGGTCGGGGATCTTTTGGCGATATGGAAGGAAGCCGACAGTTTGTTGCCAGGGTTCTCTGACGCTCGGTTTGATAGTAGCTTCTCTACTAGCGACATCAAACGCACTTTGTTAGCTGAAATCGAACCCAATATGGACTTGACGTTCCGATCCGATTCTTATGTAGACGGGGTTTTTGCCTACGTTCAGGAGAATCGTAATTCTTCCCCCACCGATCCAGGTGATAAAGAAGAAGGGGATGACGAGGAGGAAGAAGATAGAGACGATGGAGACGATGGAGACTCAGAGGAGTTCTCCCATCGCCTTGATTCGATGCTCAAAAGACCTGCTCAATCTACCCACGGAGATGAACTCACCGAAGGGGAAAGACGACGGGTGCACGCCTATAAGCAGCCTTTAACGATAGGAAAAACACGCATGGGGGTTACTAGATAATGCGGTACAACTACAATCTTCAATTTGATCGGGCGACTCCTGGCATGGGCGAGGGATCTATTAATTTTCCGAGAGTCAAAGCCCTTGTTTCTGTAAAGAATGCTGTTAAAGAGGTCTGGACTCTGGCGATTCCTGCCTCCCCTGCTTCTAGCACTGTATATACCGTCAGGTTAAACAACGGACTAGGCACGGCACGTTTTACAACCGATGCTAGTGCCACTCAAGCGGAACTGCAAGCTGGTTTATTGAATGCAATCCGAGTAAACCCTGCTTTTGGGCGACGGGGGATTGCAAGTGTTAGTGGGAATAACGTGCTATTCACGGCACTGGAATATGGTATCGAGAACATCCTGGTAGTTACTGGTGCTAGTTTAACGGCAACTGTAACCACGGCGATGATTATTCCTCTCCCCGTACCATTCGGTCGGTTTGTTGCCAGAGCAAACACCGAAACCGACCCCAAAGTTGCAGGACTTCCTACTGCTACCAGTGACGTAATCCTAGGGATTACTCGAATCGTCAAAGACATCGAAATGCAACCTTTGATTTATCAAGGTGCAAACTATAGTGGGACAACTTACCCCTATCAGGATGTGATGGACGTGGTTGACCGGACAGGGGAATCGTCAGGGATCTGGGTTGAATGTGTTGAGACGGATATCACAATCAATGATGCCGTCTACGTCTCTGTTGCTGCGGGACACGAGGGGAAAGCAACAAAAGTGACAAGTGGTACAATTAATATCTCCGCGAAGGCTGAGTTCAAATGTTCCCCTGTGGTCACTAGCACTGGCGCGGTGTGCGTTTTAATCGGCTTCAATGTTCCTTAATATAGAAAGAACTTAAACTATGATGAACTTTTCCGGGACTACAAGGTTGGATGCTGATGAAATCGGGACGTTCTTTGGCACCCTGATGGACTTAGAAGCTCAAGTAGATAAGGAGTTCGATCTTGCGGACTATCCTTTCGCTGCTGGAGTCATTTGCCCTCTCAACATCCAAAACAAGCCCTGGGCAAAAACCTGGGGATATCGGTGGCTCCGTCACGTCGGGCAGTTCAAATTAATCCGAAACTACACCACAGACCTTCCCGAAGTGGAACTGGTCTATGGCGAGATGAAGATGCCGATCCATAAATGGGGACAAGGTTATAGCGTTTCCGAGGATGATATCGCGGCTGTCAGTCGAATGGGCGAGAGCATTGAGGAGGACAAAATCTGGACAATTCAAGAAGCCGCACAACAAAAAATCAATCAGTTGGTGGCAAACGGTGATTTAGAAACAGGGATGCCAGGGTTTCTAAATCACCCCCAAGCCCTGCGGTCTTATGCTCCCTTCCCTTTAAACGGGTCTGCAACATCACAGCAAAAGCTGAGTGTGTTAAATGATTGTGTTAATGCTCCGACTCGGTTGACCAATAATCGAGAGAAGCCTGACACTTTGCTGATGGATTCGGAAACTTACGAACACCTCTCCTCGGATATCATTCAAATTGGCACATCTGCCTTAGATCGCACAGTGTTAGAACACTTCTTAAAAGTCAACTCCAACATCAAAGAAGTCGGCGTGGTGTCCGAGATGGCTCCCGAATATTTAGAGTCGATTGGTTTGGCTCCTACCCGCTTTATTCAGGCTTTCCGTCGAGATCCCAAAAAAGTCTCTGCTAAGATTTATCAACCATTAAAGTGGACTGATACTCGTCCCATTGGTGTTGATTCTTTCTGGCGTGGTGCCAAGTTTAAGTTTGGGGGAATTGACCTCAAACGCCCATTCTCCATGCACATTGTAGTATTACCCGAATAAAAATGTCTAAAACTATCATCTTTGACCCAAAGCTAAATCCTCACAATCCACGCATTCCCTATGGAATATCAGTGGAGGCTATCACTTCGCCGATCCGTTTCTCCCGTCCTATTACTCGTGGGGGAACCAAAAAAACCTCGTTGGATGCGGTGGAAACACGGGGGAGTTGGATTCTGCCTGGGACTAATTTGGAGCTTCCCGACGAGGACTATGACTATATTGTTCGGCATCCCCTCGGATTGCAACTTGTTAATTGCGGAGCATTCAGAGTAATCTCTCCCACCCTAGAGGAAGGGAAGTTTCCTACTGAAACAACCCTTGATTATATTGAAAAAGATGCTCTGGATCTAATTCGCAATTCTAGTGATATTGATTGGCTAGAACGATCCGAGAAAAGAGAAGATCGTCCCGCTATTTCTAAGGCAATAGCGGAGCAAGTCAAGAATATCAAATCGGTCAATACTATGAACATCCGTGGGTAATAAATGGTTCTCCCTTCCGATTTTTTAGCGGTTTATCCTCAGTTCGCTGTAGTCGAATCTTCTGTGATTCAATACAGTTTAAACTTTGCCGAGAATAATTACTGTGCTGGTTGGGCAGATCCCAAGAGAACGGATGGAATTATGTTGATTGCTGCCCATCGAATCAGCATTGATTGGTTTCAACAGGCGGATATTGCCTCTAGTGTCACGGGAATCGCATCCGGGCAAGGAAGTTCTACCCCTTCTGGCTCCGAGAACGATTGGTCTTTGACAACTTACGGGAGGCAATATATCCACCTCCGCAATACTATCTTCACTCCCCCTATTTTAGTTTTATGAAAGTACAGTTCCCTGATTTCACCGTTGATAATGGTCGAGTTACTTCTGCTGGAATAGCGGCTCCTGCCTCGCCAGAACTGCAAGCAATGGCAGCAATTTATGTTGAGTTACAGGAAATCAATAAGAAGTTAGACAAGCCAGACCACCCACAGGCTGCTTATACTCCCAAAGAGAAGAAATGAGTCAATCCTTTGTTGAGCAAATGATAGCCCTAAGAGACCGGATCTCCCCTCTCGCGGGGGGATTTGGCAATCCCAATATTCGAAGCCTTGTCGTTCGCACAAGATTGGGCAATGATTACGAGTATCTGGAGATTACCCCATCTCCGGTTATTCAAGATCAATTTCCGAGTAAGGAAGGGATTGAAAATCTAAGCTCAGTGGAGGGAATAACTAAATCCTATTCCGTCAAAGGGATTTCACGGCGTTATTTAGAAGAACAATTGAAGGGTGAGGGGGTTGACTATATTGTCGGAGCAGACACCACATTTTACCCTCCCGATGGAGTTGTTTGTAACTTAGTCTCACTAACTAAAAATATCGTAACGTGGGACATGGAGTTAGTTGAGAAGATTAGCTCACAAGGTTTTTACTTGTGATTGACTCACAAGGTTTTTACTTGTGATTAACTCACAAGGTTTCTATTTATAAAAGGTAAAATCATGTTAAAAACAAAACCAAGTTCTTTGTTCCGTGTTGACGAAGATGAAGTATTAGTTGGGGATGGTGGCGGAGGTACTGCACCAACCGAAGCTCAAATGAGGTTACTTATTGCCCAAACCTTGTCAATGGATTTTGTTTATAACGCCCCAGTTGTTGTGCTTAAATTTGATGTTGCCGAGAATGGCAATATTACCGGAGTATTTAAAGATGCGGCACGTCCACGGGTGTTTTCCTTTACCCTAGATGGGGAGTCCGTAGCCTATAAGCCTTATAAACCTGGCAAAATGGACAGCTTAGAATCAGAAGAAGATGTCCAAGAATGGGAGGCATTTTCAGCAGGGTATGGCTTCCGTGTTGATGCGGGAGTAGGTGGCAAAAAAAAGCCTCAATGCGTTAAGCCGACAGCCTATAACTGTGGGAAAGCCTGTATCAATATTAAGAATAGCTGCAAATCCAGCACAGAAGATAGTAATTCACAGGAGAGGCTTAGTAAATTAAAGGAAGTAGGGAAGGATTATGCAAAAACAACCAAAGTAACAGAAAAACCCAAGGCATCAGAAGTAACTAAAACAGCTAAAACAGATCCTAATGCTGAAACGAAAAAACCAGCAGAAAAACAGACGAAAGAAAAAGCAAAAACTCTTTCCATTGCTCAGATAGAAGGTTTGGCAAAGAAAGCAGGAGTTAGTGTTCTTAGACTAGAAGAAGCTGCAACGAAAGCCGGGGTTAGTGGCACTCAATTATCAAAAATAAAAGATGGTGTTGCTAACTACATAAAATCCCAAAAAACGACAGCGCCAAGTTCCACTCAATCTCCAGAGAAAGAAGCATCTAAACCAAAGAAAGAAGCATCTAAACCAAAGGAAGAAACTAAAAAACCTGAACCAGAGACCAAGAAGCCTGAGCTAACAAATTTGATTGGTGATGGGACTCATGAAAGTACACCTAAAAACCCGCAAGAATACTATGAGATGGCCAGGAAGAAAGGAATTGAAATAACAGAAGGCGAGGCTAAGGCGACTGTTAAATATGTCAGATCGTGGGTTTATAATTCCGAAGCAATTAGAAGATCACAAAAAGAAAATAGACCAAACGTAGGAGCAAATTTAATTTCTAAATATCTTGCAAATTCGACCCCATACAAGGGAGAGATACAGAGGGGGATGAATTTTGATTCAGAAGATGAAGCTATGAATTGGCTAAAAGGGGACAAAGATGGGGTATTAGACAATCAAGGTGCCCATGCTTCATGGACTACTGATCCCAAGACTGCCGAAAAATTTGCTGGTTTTAGAGGAGCCGGTGATGCTGGACAACGTGTTGTGCTTAAGGCAATAAATAAAACGGGTGCATCTATTCAAAACCTTACCCCAGAGGGTTATGAGTGGGTGTCCGAAGTTGTTGTACCAAAAAGTGCAAAACATAAGGTTAAGAATGTCACAAAAAAAGATGGCACAATATATGTCGAAGTAGAAGAAATTTAAGCGACGACTCAATCCCAAATAAAACATAGTTAATTCCTACTATTAATTATGCTTTATCTCGAAGAAAAATCAATACAAAAAAGTAACCCAATAAACTTAATGGTGATGTTCTGAAATGAAGAAGCCCAAATGCGAAAAGCTAACATCCTATAATTGCGGCAATACAGGTCTTGATAATTCTGAAGCAAAAGGAAGAACAAAAACATGAGCATAGAGACTAAAACAGCCCCAACAAAAGCACAAATGCAAGCAGCGATCGCCCAGACTCTTGCTCTTCCTTTTGCCTATAACGCCCCAGTGGACGTGTTGGACTTTAAGGTAGATGACACGGGTAAAATATCAGGGCGATTCAAGGATTCTGCCCGTCCGAGGGTGTTTGATTTTGAGTTAGATGGAAATACCGTTAACTTCAAACCTTACACCCCAGGACGGATGGATTCGGGCGATGCAGTAGAACAATGGGAGGAGTTTTCTTTAGGGTACTCCTTCCGTTTTGATGCTAAAGCTAAAGGAGTTAAGGCAAAAGGCAAGGCAGGAGACAAAAAGAAACCCCAATGCGTTAAACCAACGGCTTATAATTGCGGGAAAGCCTGTATAAATATTAATAATAATTGTAAATCAAACCCCGATGACGATCAGTCAAAGGATCGTTTAGAGAAATTGAAAGCTGCTGGTATTGATTACGCTAAAGAAGCCAAGAAATCCAATCCTAAATCAACTACAAAAACCAAGAAAGAGGTAGAAAAACCACCAGAAATAGATAAAATCCCAGAAACAATAAAGGAAATTCCCCCTAGCAAAAAAGAGAAAGAATCTGACTTTGAAGAAGGGAAGAAAGCTGCTAAAATAGCTGTAAAGAGTGAAGATCAAACAGAAACCCTTAAACAACCCGAAGAAAAACCTAAAAACCTTAATTTAGTAGGGAAGGGCGACCACGAATCCATGCCCTCAACCCCCAAGGAATATCGTGAAGCACTGGAAAAAGCAGGGGTAAATATTTCTAAGAAGGAGGCAGCAGCCACCACTACAGCCATCTATAAATGGACAAGGGATGCCACTGACATCCGAGTCGATCAAAAAGCAGGGGAAGAAAACGAAGATGCCAATCGGATCTCTAATTATGTCAGAAACTCAACCCCATACGAAGGCGAAGTTTACCGAGGGATTCATTTTGCAACCAAAGAGGAGGCTTTAAACTGGACTAAAGGCGACAAGGATGGGGTGCTAGATAATCAAGGTGCTCACGCCTCTTGGTCATCTAGCCTTAAAACAGCAAAGAATTTTTCGGACGATTTCTTTATTGAGGAAAAAAGGTATCCCGTCGTCATTAAAACCATTAATAAATCAGGTGTGTCTATTAGGAATTTGAGCAGGATCAAAGAAGAAGACGAAGTTATGGTGCTAAAAGACACTCGCCATCGAGTTAAAAGTGTCAAAGAAGAAAACGGACGGATTATTGTTGAAGCTGAGGAAGTATAGGAGATTTAACCATGAGTTCAACGACTAGAAAAGATGCCACGCCAACCGAGCCACAGATGAAGTTGGCGATCGCCCAAACTTTGTCTCAACCATTTGCCTACAATGCTCCGGTGGTGATATTGGATTTTTCGGTAAATGATCAAGGGGAGTTTGAAGGCAAATTCAAGGATGCAACCCGTCCCCGTATTTTTTCATTTAATATCAAAGGGCAATCAGTCACTTTTAAACCTTACACCCCAGGACGGATGGATAGCGTAGATGACTGGGAGGAATTCTCTAGTGGCTACTCCTATCGGGTAGATGCGGGGATAGGAGGTAATAAGAAGCCACAGTGTGTTAAGCCAACAGCTTATAACTGTGGGAAAGCCTGTATTAACATCATGAAAAGCTGCAAGATTAAAACTGATGATCCCACAATAAAAGATAGGCTTAAAAATTTAGAAGGAATCGGGAAAAATTATGCAAAAACAGTTGAAGCAACTCCTAAAGTCAAAGCGGAAAAACCGCCTGTTTTAATTCCAGAATTAAAGCCAGAACCCAAAAAAACAAATCCCGTAGTTGAAAAACAGCAACCTACTAGCTTAATTGGTGACGGAACACACGATGGCGCACCTAAAAACGCACAAGAATATTATGATGCAGTAACCAAGACTGGAAAGCAAATAACCTTGAAAGAGGCTCAAAGGATAGTTGATTCCGTTGCGGAATGGGCTAATGATAATGACGAAATGAGAGGAGAGCAAAAGTTAGGGAAATTTAATCAGCAAATAGAAGATGTTGCCACTTATGTAAAAAGCTCAACTCCATACAAGGGAAAAATACATAGAGGGATAAGTTTGCCCTCCAGGGAAGAAGCACTGGAGTGGTTGAAAGGTGACAAGGACGGTATTTTAGACAATCAATCCGCCCACTCCTCTTGGAGTTCCGATCCAAAAATAGCCAAAGATTTTTCTTCGTTTTGGGGGAAAGGGGCGCAACCCGTGGTAATTAGAGGTATGAATAAAACCGGAGCTTCTGTTCGTAGTTTAGCCTATTACGCAAATCAAGATGAAGTTGTTGTCCTAAAAGATGCCAGACACAAGGTCAAGAGTATCACGGAAAAAGACGGTGTAATTTATGCAGACGTAGAGGAAGTTGACACCCCAATAGAAAAACCTGCTAAACAGGAAGAAGTTAAAGCACAGCAACAACCTCCAGTGCGAAAAGTTGGTAAGTTAACTCCTTCTGTTGCATCTATAGAGGAAATGCTAAAAACGACAGAAGAATGGCTTGACAAATCAGAGAAGTACCTCACTATTGCAAAGAAAGTGTTAAAAGCGTCTCCACCTGGAGAAATCATAAAATATGGCAATAATCAAGAGATAGAAAGGAAGGTTCTTGAGAAAAAAATAGGTTTAGTTGGTGACTCAAGGACAGTAACTTTTGGGCTAGGTGTTACAGCAGAATCAATTGAGCTTGGCGAAACTGAGCCTGGAGTACAAGATACGTTTTTCTTGAAGGATGAATCTGGAAAAACTCAAGGCTTTTTCCTTACGGGAAATGACAAATCTAAAGAATCTATGTATATAGAATTTTTAGGTACTAATCCATCGAATATAATAACTAATACGAAAGGAGTGGGGAAACAAATCATATACCACGCTATTCAAGAGAGTATGAAGCGAGGGTTTAGAGGGAAAATAAAGCTAGAGGCGTTATCCTCCGCAGAACCTTTTTATGAGTCAGTTGGGTTTACAACAAAAATAGGCGTTGATGGATACACCGAGGACTTCGATTTGTCAGAAGAATCAGCTAAAGCCTTTGTCAAGGAATACGAGAAAAAACTAAAACAAGATAAAATATAGGCACTATTTAAGGATAAGAACATGAATAACAAACCTCCTATGGAAGTGAAAATTAATCCAAATACTATGGTTTCCGAGGCTCAAATGAAACTCGCGATCGCTCAAACGTTATCGCTCCCATTTGCCTATAATTCGCCTGTGGTGGTACTTGATTTTGATTTAGGGGATAGTAACGGCGATAAGATAACAGGGCGGTTTAAGGATGCCATTAGATCTCGTGTGTTTAGTTTTGAGATAAACAGGAAGTCGGTTGTTTATAAACCCTTCGTGGCTCGACCCTTCGTGGCTCGACCCTTCGTGGCACGAATTGACAGCACGGGTTTGAATGTTGAGGCATGGGAAGACTTCTCGGCAGGTTATTCCTATCGTTTTGATACAGGGGGAGTAAAAAGGAAGAAAGCCCAGTGTGTAAAGCCTACATCCTATAATTGTGGAAGTATCTGTATCAATATCAATAAAAATTGCAGTGCTAATGCTGACGATGAACTTTCGGAGGAACGGATTGATAAGTTACTCAAGTTAAAAAAACTGTATTTAGATCAATTAAATAGTTTAAATCCTGACAAAGAGAGGGAGAGGGAGGCTAAACTTCTCAAAAAATATAAGGTGACTACTCTTGCACTCAGGGGTGTAAGAGAAAAACAAAGAGAGCCAGAGAAACAAAAGGAGCTAGAAAGACAAAAAGAGCTAGAAAGACAAAAAGAGCTAGAAAAACAAAAACAGCTAGAAAAACAAAAACAGCTAGAAAAACAGCTAGAAAAACAGAAACAGCAGCAATCCCCAGTGCGAAAAGTTGGTAAATTAACGCCTTCCATTGCATCCGTAAAAGAGATAAAGAAAACGGCAAAAGAATGGATTAATAAATCCAGTAAGTACGTTGATAGTACGGGGGAAGCATTAAAGCAGTCCCCGTATGGTAAACTTATAAAGTATGGCAATGAGGTGATTGAGCGAGATGTTCTGGAGGCAAAAAAAGATTTAGTTGATGACTCAAATGCTGTGGCGGGGGGTCTAGCTTGGGCAACAGAAGTCGAGGCAGGATTACAAGATGCGTTTTTTTTAAAGGACGAATCTGGAAAAACTCAAGGCTTCTTTACTACGGGAAATGACAAATCTAAAGAATCTATGTATATAGAATTTTTAGGTACTAATCCATCAAATATAATAACCAATACAAAAGGAGTGGGGAAACAAATCATATATCATGCTATTCAAGAGAGTGTAAAAAGAGGATTTAAAGGGAAAATAAAACTAGAGTCATTAGAAAGTGCTGTGCCGTTTTATGAGTCAGTTGGGTTTAAAAAACGAATTGAAAAAGGTGCTAAATATGGATATGAACTTGAATATTTTCATCTGTCAGAAAAATCAGCCAAGGCATTTGTCAAGGAATACGAGAAAAAAACCAAACTAGAATAAAATATAATAAGATAAAATATAGGCACTATTTAAGGATAAGAACATGAATAACAAGCCTCAAACAGACGATGAAATCCTAATAGATATGGATGAAATTGATAATCTTGAACTTGAATACGGGATATCTGCTGCCCCATCTCGCAAACTCAAAACATTGAAAAGCAAGTTAAACGCAGAAGGCAAGTCTAACGATAAAACATCTGGAGTACCTCAAAGAAAAATCAAGACAAAGTAAACCAATTAGAACGGTGGTGAAATCTTAAAATGAAGAGGCCCCAGTGTGCCTTATATGGGCAAAGATTCTGCTGACAACGGTTCCACTGAAATCCTCTCAATGGGGTTAGAATTAATGTATAGGAATCCATCTGCACTTGCTAAAAATGACCCTGAAATGTTTGATTTTATTTATTCTGTAGTTAGAAGAGGTTAACATGGCTTATCGCGTCAAAATCAACGGTGTAGTGGCAGTTATTGAGAATGGAGTTTGGACATCCTCAACGCCCCATTATGCCTCTATCCTGAACAATGTTTTAGCAATGGAGAAATTGGCAGCCATAGACCCTGACTCGCCTTTCTTCTGGCTTAATTCCCCTGCAACTCCCGACCCCGATTGGTTGATTGCAACAGAACTGGCGAAGACTTTTGACGGGACAGTGATGGATCAACCTATTGCTCCTCCTCCTTTGGTAATTAACGGGAAAGTGGTTGATGAGTCTGAAATTGTTTATTAAGTAAAATCATGGTTCAATCTTTTGCCACTAACATGGCACCTTCCGAAGCTCAAATGAGATTGGCAATAGGTCAAATCTTGTCAATGCCTTTTGCCTATAATGCTCCGGTCATTGTGCTAGATTTCGATCCTGGAACCCTGGAAAATGAAAAGATAACAGGGCGGTTTAAGGACTTAACCAGATCTCGTGTGTTTTCCTTTGAGATTAACAAGCGGTCTGTTACTTATAAGCCATTCACCCCTAGAATTGATAGTCGGGGTGTTGATTTAAAGAATTGGGAAGACTTCTCAGCAGGTTATTCTTACCGAATTGATGCAGGGGGAGCGAAAAGGGAGAAAGCCCAGTGTGTAAAGCCAACTTCCTATAATTGTGGAAGTATTTGTATCAATATCAAGAAAAGTTGCAGAGCCAATGCTGACGATAGTTTTTCGGAAGAACGGATTGACAAGCTATTTAAGTTAAGAAGATATTATACAGACAAATTATTAGAAATAAATCCAAGTACACAAAGAGAAGAAGAGGCTCTTCTTGTAGAAAAAGTCCGAGAAGTCTCTCGACTACTTAAACCATACAATGATCGTCAAAAAGAGCTAGAGAAACAAAAACAGCTAGAGAAACAAAAACAGGTAATGCTAGAGGAACAAGAACGTCTCAAAAAAGCTAATGAGGTAGATGAGAAGTTCAGAACAATATCAGAACAGCTTAGAATAAAAGCAGATCAGATTAGAGCGAAATGGGAGAAAGAAAGAAAGGAGAAAGAGGCTAAAGATGCAGAATTAGATATTTTATTGGAACAACGGAAGGGAAGACGAGACGCATTGATGATCGAAGCACAAGGGAAAAGAGCGCAGTTATTAAAATTACAGGAAGACTTAAACAATTCCCCTCCCGTACCCCGATTTTTACCTAAAAAGGTTATAGCTCAATTTTTAACAAATGAAAACATTGAATACTACACTGGAGCCAAGACGAACGAAAGAATTAAGGCAATTCTTCAAGAAGCCAGAAAATTAATCTATGTGGATAATCCCACAAAAATCAATACTAACAATACAGTTTTAGATAAAAAGAGAAAAAAAGAATATCAGGATGGGATAGAAGAACTTTCTCGAATGATTGAAATTCCAGGGTTAACCAGTACATTGTCTATTCGTGAAATAAAACAAGGACAAAGAAGCTGTTGCTGGCAAACGGGGACTATCGACATGGGAACCACGGAGAAAGCAACATTAATACATGAAGCTGGGCATTGGATAGAGGATCGTTCCCCTTTAATACACAAAGAGGTGCTTAATTTTTATAATAGAAGAACTGCCGGAGAGGAGATAGTAAAATTAAAAGATGCACATCCACAACTTAATTACGAAGATTACGAAGTTACTAAGGTTGATAAATGGATACATCCTTACATGGGGAAAGTGTACGGGAGTAATGCGACAAGTACAGAGGTTTTGTCTATGGGATTAGAATTAATGCACAGAAACCCCATTTACCTAGCTAAGAACGATCCAGAGATGTTTGATTTTATCTATTCTGTAGTTAGGCAAGGGAACTGAAATTAATAGGTCAATCAGAATAAACAGCCCACTAATTTCACATCCTTTCTGGTGAATTGTTTGAATTTTCCAATAATACCAATTTTTTGATAGAATAGTTAAGAAATTATAGGATTAAAATGTATGGCTTCTATTGTATTGGACGGTGTTGAGTATCCCCTGGAAAAACCTGTGGATTTTATGTTGAATTGGGCTATAGAAGGCACAAAAGATGGATTCACTAGCGCGGAGTCGCTTAATAAAATTAGCAACACCTTAAAAGCTGTCTGTCCCTCAATCCCCGAACATTTCTTCTACTCCTCAGAGGGATATATTTACCCATTGATTGACACCTATCAAATTGTCGATTTTGTGGCAAAGTTAGTAGTGGCGGTTATCGACAAACGGATTGCCGCAGTTGAAGCTCTCCCTTCAGAAGAAAGATCCTCCACTGAAATCCTAGAAAAGATTGCCCTATTGAAACAAGCCGCAGACCAGATTGGGAAACAATTTGGAGATCAGAAGATTGCTTTACTATTAGGGGGGATTCAAGTGTCTGTTAAGGGGAATGTCCACAACGCCTCGTCCTTGAATGAATCACGGTTTCGGGAAATCAAACAGCAGATAGAGCAATTAAACGCTGAGATGTCTTCGTTTCCAATCAATTAATTTCCCTAACAAGTAGGGAGAACAATAAAGCCCCAGGTATTCTTGGGGTTTTATTGTTACAATTCAATTAAACCAATGCAATTAAACCAATGCGTAGTATTTAATTAAAACTGCCTCTTAATCATAGCAAGGAAAAGGGGGATTTTTAGATGGTGGCAGGATTTGGCGGGACTACCATTACGATTACAGCAAACGCCAGCCAGGCTGTCGATGTAATCAGGGATCTAGGGGAAAGCCTCCTCGGTCTACGTCAGCCTTTGCAGGTTTTTGATTTATTCCGTGAATCTTTTGGGGGAGTGACAAGCTCAATTGTTCAGACGACCTCAGTTATTGGATTCTTTGGGCAGGGGATGTCAACGCTTCGAGGGTTGGTTTCTAACGGCCCGTTTAATTTGTTGATTGGACAAACTGTCGAACTACAAGGGCAGTTGCTATCGGTCGCATCAACGATGGCAGCAACTTCAAAAATTATTAGTAATGGGTTTGAGATTAAAGATCCCACCCAGGCTATCTTAGCTCTCAATCAACCTATAAATGATCAGATTAGACAGTTAAGGATTGATTCTATTGATCTAGTTGGGGTCACGTCAAAGCAATTAATCCCAATATTTCAACAGGTCGCACAAGGAGCTACACCTATCGGGGCTACCCTAAGCGATGCCCGGAGTCTAACCATTGACTTTGCAGCCGCTTTGGGGACATTACAGGTTCCTTTATATCAAAGTAGACAAGAGATTCAATCAATTTTCCTAGGAACAATTGACATGAATTCTATCTTGGCTAAATCGTTAGGAATAACTAACACGATGGTTGCCAAGTGGAAGGCTCAAGGGACTTTAGTTCAGGAATTAACCACACGATTGTCTGCGTTTAGGGCTGGAAATAAATTAGCCGCACAGAGTTTTTCTGGGGTAACGTCAAACATTCAAGAGATGTTTGAATTAATAGGACAAAGATCGGGGGAAAAACTATTAGCACCTTTGACTCAATCCCTAAACGAAGTCTATAAGTTTTTACAAACGAACCTTGAGATGTTGGTGGGCGAATCAGGGAAGGTTACAGATCAGATCCTTCGCGCGGGTCTAGCTTTTCAATCTATTTTTAAAACCGTCTTGGGGGATGTAGTGACGGTTTTTAAAGATGTCCCCCTATTTTTGTTTACCTCTCTGGCGAACGCATTGGAGGCACTGAATCAAGGGCTGGGATTCACAATGGCGGTGTTGCGTCCAGCACTGAATCTATTTTCGGCTTTGTCAGGGGCTATAGCACCTCTAGCTAGTGGGTTTTTAGTAGTTGCTCTACAGGTTAAATCTCTCGTTTTTGGGGTCAAGTTACTTACCTCCGCTTTCGGGGTTTTGGGGAATATTCTCCTTCCGGGCGTGGGGCAACTACTGCTGTTATTAGCAAGGAACGCGTGGGGATTGGCAGCAGCATTCACAAGTTTAGGGGGAGCTTCTGTTTTTAGTGCAACAGGAGTGGCGCGATTATTCGCCAATCTCCAACTGATACCCGGATCTGTGACCCTAATCACGGCTGCAGCCGCCGCACTAGGGAATGTCCTCAAGAGTGTCGGGGTTGCGGTTGTCGCCTTTGCTGCGTTTAAGGCAATTGACACATTTATTCTTCAGAATAAAGCCTTGATGGAGGTTCTCGGAGGGGTTGCCGGGGGTTTGGGTGAGGTTATCAACATTCTGGTTGGATCGTGGCAGTCCGCTTTAATTACCTCAACAGTTGTTGTTACTGGTTTAGCGATCGCCTTCCGCGCCCAATTAATCCCTGCGATATTGTCCTTCATTAAAATTCAATTGGCTGGTGTTGTAAGTAGTGCCACCACGGCATTTTTTGTTTTGTCGGGGGTATTAAGTTCCCTTGGTTTGGCTGGGATGGCTGCAAGTGCTGGGAGTGCCGCGAGTTCATTGTTGGGATTGTCATCGGCTGCGGCTGCTGGGACTTTGACGGTCGGAGGATTGGGTGTTGCAATAAAAGGATTGGTACTATCAACCGCAGCACTATTAGCACCTTTATTGGCTGTGGCTGCGGTTTTGGGAGGGGTTGGACTCGTTCTTTATAGTCAATCCTTAAACGATTCTACGAAGGCAACAACCGAACTAGCAACCCGAACAGAGGAATATGGGGATTTGGCTATTGAATCCCTTGAGAAACTGTCTGTGGCTCAGAAAAAGCAACAAGAAGCTGATAAATTAGGTATTAGATTAACGGATGGAGAATACAGGAAAAATCGGCAATTGCAAACACAGGCACGGCTAAGAATTGGACTTATCGAGGATCAGATAGCTGCACTAAAAGAACAAGAAAGAACGGTCAAAGGGGATGCTAACAAGTCTAATATTCAATCTCAAATAGGCGAGTTAGAAAAGTTAAAAACGGCATTAGCCCAAGCCTCCTCTAACGTGGTTATTGCCCCAAAAGATTTAATGGTATTAGGAACAGCGTTAGAACAGTTAAAGAAAAAAGCAAATGAAGCTATGGATGCAATTCTAAAACCATCTGGAGATCAGGATGTGTTCAAGAAAAAAGCGTCCGAGGTTATTGAGTTTAACATGGCTCTATTAGAAATGGGGCAAACGATTGATAGGGATGTTACTAGCAAACTCCGTCAATTAGCCCATGATACAAGGTTAGATCAAGAGGTTCAACGCAAAGCACAGGAAACAATTACTAAAGTCATTGAGCAGGAAAGCAAAAAGCGATCCGATACTATCGCAAAACAAAAAGCCGAAATAGAGTCTCAACAAAAGAATGGGGAGATAGGAACTAGAGAATCAGAGAGATTAACCACCGAACTAACAATTAAGGAATTAGAGGAACGCAAGGCAGCACAACAACGGATTCAGTCTGAACAACAATCCTTTGGAAATCTTGAAGCAGTCCGAAAAGCAGGGGAAGAAATTAAGAAAATAGAATCGGATATCACTAAAGCCATTGCAGAGGAACGATCTAAACGAAACGAGGAACTGGTTAAAAACTTTCAGGAGCAACAGTCAATCATCGAGGGATATCTTGCTCAAGGACTATCCACAGAGGAAAACTACAATAGCCAAAAATCACAATTACAAATCAAGGGGTTAGATGAACAAATCAGGCAACAACAGAACAAATTAAAGAAGTTAGCGGATACTGACAAAGAAGGTCGAGAAGCTGTCAACGCCGAAATCGGAAAACTCCAAGTTCAGCGTCAAAAAACAATCAAGGATGGCTACGACCAAGAACTTTCTACACTAGAAAAACAACTTAAAAAAACTGTTGATTTAGTTAAAGAAGCTGAACTAATTAGACAAAATGAAGTTCAGAAGTCGTTTAATGAATTTGGAGGTGATCGGAACTTAATTGACGAGGAAAATATTAAAAACAACCTCAAAACTCTTGAGTCTGAATACAATAACACATTTAAAAAACTAGAGGCAATAAAAGCTCAACCCGCACTCTCAGACCCACGACTAGAGGCTAATAGACAAACTGAAATCAGAAAGCTAAGACAAGAACAACTCCAACAATCCCTGGGGATGTTGAAAACCGAGAAGGAAGCCTGGGATGCTCACACTCAAACCGTTTTAGGGAACATCGCCAAAGAGAATGATGCTCAATTATTAAGCATAGAAAAGCAGATTAGTAGTGGTAACGCACTCAGGGAGCTAGAAAGGGCTTCAAGTGCTACCGATAAAGTTCAGGAGTTGCAATTTCAACTTAGCCGAGAAAAAGATGTCAATAAACAAGCCAAGTTAAGGCTGTCCCTAGAGGAAGCTACCAGGGAAGAACGAGAAGCCTGGGCAGCATTAGAGATTGCCGAAACCGAAATTAAGAATACTAAGGAAATAATTGCCTTAAAAACCCTGCTAAACCAAGGGAAGATTTTTGGGGAAGAATATGATCTAACAATAGCACAGCAAGCCATTAGAACATTACAAACCAAAATTAGTTTAGAGACGGATGCTGGCGAGAAAATCAAGCTCCAGTTGCAGTTGGTTGAGGCTCAGGGGCAGTTGATTGATGCAATCGTAAGGAAATACGAAGTAGGATTAAACAAGGAAGCACAGGCCTATGAGAACACTATTAAACGCCAGAATAACGAACTAGATAATCAGAGTCGGAAATTCGATATTCTCAATAAAGCCCTTCAAATGCGTTCGGAATTACAGGACGCACAAAAAGGGGTGTTTGACGCGGCTAGTAGCTTTTACTCAGGGGAATTAGATGCTTTAGTCCAAGGAGAACGCTCTGAACGGAAGAAAAAACAACTCGCTGAATTAATCTCGGCTATTAAATTAAAATCAGCAATCCAGCAAGCTGAATTTGATAAACAAAGCCTGATATCCCAACAATTAATGAAAGGTATTGAAATAGAACGGGACAAACTAGCTGCTAGAAGGGCGTTGAATGATGCGAAAGTTGAAAAAAGAAAAGCTGATAATGCTCTTAAATCAGCCAAGAAAGATCCTAGAACAACCCCAGAAGAGTTAGACGACCTGCAAACAGCGGCAGATATAGCAGGAGAGAACGTTGGCTACCAAGAGCAAAACTTGGATTTATTACGGAGACAAGACATTAACCAGTCAAAAGTTTTCAAACTCCAGAGAGAAGCGTTGGAATTCCGTAGTCAAGGGGCTATTCGCTCGGCACAGGTAGACTTGGCCAACAACACCAGTAACAGATCATTAAAACGGCAGCGTTTTGCAGATATTAAAGCCAGTGTGCTTGATAGGTTTGGAGTGGACAGTGTAAGCGATCTAACGGGTCGAGCCGCAGCGACGGGAGAGCAAGCCCTCAGAGAAAGTGGATTAAAAGGGAGCAGAAGATTGCCAGGAGGGATGTCCGCAGAGGGAACAATGCGGAGCATAAGAGGGGATGGGGAGTTCTCTGGTGCAACAGGTAGCGCATCTTCTGAAATCTACAAACTCACTGGCGGACTTGGAGGGGGATCAGTACCTTCTCCTCAATTAACAGATCCTCTAAAACTCCCATCCGCATTGTCTCCCGTTTTATCCCCTAGTATCCCCCCAGACTTCTTACGGGCGTTGCAACAAGCCACAGAGAAAGGGCAGACGACAATCTCTCCAACAATAAATATCCCAATTACCGTAAACGGCGATCAAAAAGTGGGGGAATCAATTAAGAAACAAGTGGAGCCGAGGTTAGAAAATGTTATTCAGCAAATGGTTAACCTCTCCCGTAATTAGTGGAGCTATCTTACTGGGAAGTGTAGGGAATGCGATCTGAAAGCCGGATGAACTCACAACTTTTCGGGGGTATAGAATCTGATAATGAACTTACTTTTACAGCTTGCGGCTTGCTGTGCAGGAAATAATCAATTATCGCCAATCAAAAAGGGTAGAGATTTAACCTCTACCCTTTTTGATGTTTGGTTTAACTAGGGCAAGGATGTTTAATAGTTTTGGGGCAATTCAAATTAAGTCTAATAAACTCAATTGTTTAAATTCGGGTTTATTTAATTCTTTAATTTCTATCTCTAATTCTGAGTATTCCCTAGGTTGGTTAATTCTGTCACAAGCAATATCAAAATACTCCTTTTCCTTTTCAATGCAGATATAATTACGTCCTAATTCTTTGCAAGCTAAAGCCGTTGTGCCACTACCACAAAAAGGATCTAAGACTATTCCATTCTCAGGGGTGATTAAAGTTATTAAATATTTCATCAGGTGACGACTCTTGACCGTTGGGTGAGTGTTTTTAATCTCTCCACTGTTTGACCTATCACTAGGGGATGCCTTGGCTTGGTAATAGACGCTAGGGATGGTTTCGGGGTCAAAGGGGAGTTGTTTGAAGAATCTTGCCGCCGTGCCTATGCTTTTTGAAAAATGGTTTATATTTCCTTTTTGGCGTTTCCCGTAACAAGTGCCTCTTGTTACCTTGTCGATTGACGGTTTCTCTCCACTCGTACAAATCCCACTCTGTTCCCCAACAACCGTCACCGGACAATCAGGGCTATGATTCTCGCCTTTGCAATTAGCACCGCAGGAAAGGATTAGGTTAGCAGGGTATCGTCCTATATCTTTAGGCCCTCTAGGACATGTTACATTTCCTATACCAACGCCAAACACAGTTTTATGGAAATCGCTTGATTTTGTTGGGTTTATCC